TCAACCTAATTTGCTGTTTAAAAACTCCACCTGATCCCGGTCTTTATCACACATCCATTTAGAGTAAACCTTATACACCATACTGGCATCAGTATGCCCCATCTGGCTGGCGATGAAAGAGGGGATCGCCCCTGCAGACAACAACCAGCACGCGTAAGTATGGCGAGACTGATAAGGCACACGGCTACGTATTCCCGCTTTTTTTAGTCCCTGCTTCCAGCTATAGCCCAGCGCGTTTTTTGAATAATAGGGATTCGGAACGGCAAATTTAATTACCGGACGAAACACAAACCGTACGTGCTGCTGATCAGTGCTCGCATACGCACGATGGTTAAATGTGATTTCTGTCGTCTGGTCTGCACCGGTCAGGTGGAACTGATCTCTTAACGCCTCGAGGGCTGGCTCCAGCAATGTGATCGTGCGTTCTCCGGCGGACGTTTTAGGCGGCCCGAACTGATCATAGTTGTTCAGATTCCGACTGACGTGAATTTTTCCATTGACTAGATCAACATCATCCCATCCAAGTGCGCACAGTTCCCCATGACGAAGACCAGCGTAAAAGGCCAGTTTCCATAAGTTAACAACTGAAGCCGGTAACACCGAAATGAATCGCTCGTATTCTTCCATCGTGAATGGATCCGGTGCTTTCCGCGGCCGTTTCAAAGAAGGAATATCTTCAAAAGGGCTGTTGGTAATAATGTGGCTACGTTTGGCAAATTTCAGCATGGCGCAAAGCGTGCGGATCTGCTCGTTTACCGTAGCCGGGGCACGGCCCGTTTTATTCAGATGTGGCACAACATCATTCCGTACATCCCCCAGCAACAACTCCTTCCGGTATCTCAGAATGTCGATCTGTTGAATATCGGTGATGAGGGTTTCGCTACCAACGATCCGCAGCAGAATCTTGATGATGGAATGCATGTTCCGCGCTGATGCGTAGGACATTTCTAACTCTTTGGTTCCGCTGTATTCATCACAAAGTTCCTGGAAGGTACTAATCCTCAACGTAGTTGAGAATTTTTTTGCTGCCTTAGAGCCAGGAAACTGCAGGCCATAATCGAATATCCCCATCTGGATATCACTGGTGATCTTCGCTCTGAGCTGGCCTGCTTTTTTGAGGTTGGCGTTCGTCACCAGCCAGCCTTTAAGCGTTTCCCGGCAACGAACCCCTCGATAAATGAACCATATCCGAATCTTGCCATTGTGAATTTCAACACCCGTTGGCGCCACGTCACTGCTCCTGAACGAAACTGTTTATCTTTGGGAAGTTGTACCAAAGTGTCGCCCGCGGAGAGTTGTTATCTCCTTCAGTCTGGGTTACACGCTTAAAATGAATACCTTCGATCCAGCGATGAGCGCGGTAGCAGGTTACCTGCCGCTTTGAGAGTCCCGTTCTCTCACACAGCTTCGCTTCAACCACCCACTCTTCGTTAAAAATCACCTGTGCCATCTTTCACCTCAGGTAACCGACATCATTATAAAGATGCCGGCTGTTAAACATTGATATTTCAATATCAGGCGATCTGCCCTGGCAAGGATCGCAGGCGGCGCATGCCGGTCATCGCCGTGGCCACATAGCTCGCCTTACGGTTCACTACTTCCACCCAGACCTTCACTCCTTCAACTCGCACCGTGTACGTCTCTTTCATCCGGCTGCGTCCGTAATTGCCGTAGCGTTCTTCGTGGGCCGCCAGGGCAATGTCGCAGGCTTTACGCGCCAGCGGTGACTGTGTGCTGCGGTTGATTAATCGCATAATTTCTCTACCGGGAGGGCGAACCCTCCCGCCTCCCTTAGGCCACGTATTCCGGTTTCATATCTGCCAGGGTGATGCTGAACTTATCGTGCAGCTCGTCGCCCAGATGACGCTTTGCCGACGCCAGCACGCGTTCAGCTTCCTCGAAGCGCTCGGCACCATCCGGTTCGCCGGGCTGCGGCAGGGAGTTAATTGCCGCCTCGACCCGGTTATACGCATCCACCAGGTGGTAACGCTTCACGGCCTTGTTTTTCAGCTCGGTGTACAGGGCAGAACCCAGCGCATTTTTGGCGCTTTCGATATCGGCCCGAACTGCTTTGGCGTTATCTACGCCCTGAGCTGCCTCAATGCGATCCCGGAAATCATCAGCCATAGCGTCAATGTTGGTGGCTGATTCCTGCGCGCTATGGGTTGTTGTTACAGTGTCACCAGGGATGTCAGCTAAGTTAACGCGCTGCGGTGCCGGATTGATCTCCTTCTCGGTACGTGGCTCAACTTCATCCGGGCTGTAAACGCCGAGGATGACCTCAGGGCAGTACAGGCGCGCCCAGTACTTAACCGCGAGGTAGGCGATCTGCTGCTTGGGTGCCGTTTTCCATAGTGGTGAGTTCCGGGTGGTGATGTCAGCAAGGTAGATGTTCTCGCCCCAGGTGATATCCGTCTCGCCGCGCAGAACAGCGCCAACCCGGACAAACAGGCCCAGCTCATCGCGGCCGTCTTTCTTACCGGCGATCTTTTCCCAGTCGCCGCCGTATTCGTAATGGAAACGGCCCACTATGGCGCTTGAACTAGAGATAACTGCGTTTACCAGCTGCGCTTCGTAACCCAGCACGCCGTTAACCAGGTGCGTTTTCTGGGCGACCGCGTAAGGATTCATGCCCCACTGCATGGCCTGCATGACGATCGCCATACAGTCGGCAGGTTTCCCCGCCAGATGCTTCGGTACGGTCACAGCAGACTGCGCCATCAGTTCAGCAAATGCGGTCAGCTGGCCGAGTGCCTGTACGTTGAATACGGCGTTACTGGCAGAGATAGTGTTTGGAGTTTGTTCTGCGGCGATAATATTGGTGTTTTGCATGGTCATTCTCTCCATTAAGCCAGGCGCAGCGCTTCAAGGCGGCGCAGGTCGAAGTCGTTCAGTTCGTCGGTGTAGTCTTCGGTGATCGGTGCTGGCCACACGCCAGTGTCGAAAGCGTTAGCGATGCGATTCATGGTCTGGCGATACTCGAGCATGCCCAGCTCAATCAGCTCTTCGCTGGCCTCAACGATGGCGATCCAGTGATAACCCTCGTCTTTGTTCACGAAAATCCAGAAGAACTGATCCAGCGCCGCGGTGTTCATGTACATGGCAGCGCTGAGGTGATAATCGCGGTCGATGATTTCACGGTGCAGTCGAGAGCGCAGACCGGACTGCTTCACGTTCCACATGCTGATGGTTTTCAGGTCGGCCCCGATGCGAACGGCGTCGATGTCGATTTCCAGATCTGGGCGCACGCGGATTTCCAGCCCGGTCTCCTCATCGATGCCGAAATAGCTCGTCTCAACAGCGCGATCAGGGTGCAGCAGCAGCTTGCCGGCAGTCGGGTGATCGTGAAGTGCTTTCTGAATGGCCAGCGCCGTTTGCATCTGCTGCTGAGTAACCAGAATCTTGTCGTCCGGGTTCTCGCGCCACGCATCCAGCAGTTCGTCAGCAAATACCGCATCCGGCTTAACGGACTTCACCGCCTGGATCATTTCCGCTTTCGTGCCGGACACTTTCAGCGGTGCCGGTTTCTGCGCTTCCTGCGCCACCAGGTCAGGGTTGATGATCGCCAGTTGCTCGAGGAGCGCATCACGGCTACCGCTGGTTTTCACCGGCGCGGGCAGGGTGGCGTTGTACTCTTTGATGCAGGCTTTCATGGCCGTGGCGGTATGTTTCGTGCCGTTCTCAATTCGCTGATAAACCTCTGGCAACTGCTCATAAGCTGCGTAGGTTTCATCAACTGATGCACCCAGCGGCAACTGTGCGGGCAGGGTGGCGTTGTACTCATCCAGCAGCTCCTTGATGTCGTCGGCACTCAGCTGCGCTGGCAGGCTGGCGTTATGCGCATCGATAAAGGTGCGCAAGGTCGCCGCGGTGGTGAATGCCCCTTCCGGGATCACCGGCTCCACGCTGAACTCTTCATCAAGGTTTTCCGGCTGCAGCGCCAGCGCATGCACCAGGTTACCCATATCCAGCACTTTGGAGCCTTCGCGCGTGATGGTCTTGGCGACGTGGCGCGCGTTGAAGTACATCAGGCTGACTCGGGCATCTTTCACCTGGGTGCTGCTGATCCCGTTCGCTGCGTGGTAGACGTTATTCGGCAGACCCTCATAGCGGCCCGGTTCGAAGTACGCCGGGTATTCCGGTGCGCTGGCGGTTTCCTCCGGCGCTTCGGTGGTAACTTCCGGCTGCGTGGCGTTCGCCAACTCTGGCACGGCGGCGGCCAGAACTTCTGCCGGGTTCAGGGCATCTGTTTGCGGATCAGCTGCATCAGCGCTTTCGCCTGGTGGTAACGCGTCACCAGCTTCTCCTTCCTGCGGGTGAGTCTCTTCCATCTGCACATCGCTGGTGGTCTCCGTTACTGTTTCCGTTTTTTCGACTGAGTTTGAGGGGGTATTGATGACCGGGTCAGTATTACCACCCATCAGGCCCTCAATAGAGAACACGCCGCCGCCGAGGTTCGCGACCTGTGGCTGGCTGGCAGCGGTCAGATCTTCTTTAACCCACTTCGGATCGTCAGGGTCACTGACGCCGTCAACGAACTCGCCGCGTTCCGCAGCTAACTGCTGATCGACAAAGTGGCTATCAGTCTCATTCTCCGCAGGTTTGTCAGTAACAGCCTGAAGGGCCACTAACTCAGTTTCAGCATTGAATTCAGCCGTCATCGTCTGGTTCACGAACTCCAGATGCGCTACTGCCGTCAGGTGGATATTCTCGGGCGCGATGCGCACCAGGTTGAAGATGGCCGCGCGGTTGACCGCCAGAACGCCTGGCTGGTTGCGCAGGATTTTGCTCCATGATTTCCATGGTTCTTCTTTGTTCGCGACAATCTCTTTGGCGCGGCGCAAAATACTGGAAGGGATTTCAAAATGGTGGAAATCCATCGGCAGCAGGGCGCAGGCGATCTCCAGATCGAGGGTGTCCAGGGTGTGATGCGCATCTGCGCCGCGGTCAGTCACATACCCGCCGTCGGCATTGGTACCTGCATCTGTGCGCTGCACGTGGCTGATGCGGTTACCTGCGGCCCATTCGCGCGTCAGGATCCCGCGGTCGATATATGGGGTGGCTACCCAGGCTTTAGTGAACTGCAGCAGCAGAGCCAATTCATGGCGCTTATCCATGCTGAATACTTTTCGAATAGCATTCGTATAGCGCCACAGGTCTTTGGTATCGAAAGACTTAATCTCAGAGCAGCTTTCAGCAGCAAGCAGAAGCGTCTGGACATAGCTATTGTCGGTATCCATCTCCAGCGCATGCAGTTCCGCATGTTCACCGCGGGTGACATGATGGCGCAGTTCATCCACTGTCAGTTGAGCCAGCAGTTGCTGACGGAACGGCAGTTTGCATACTGCGTAACGAGTGAATTCATCACCGCCTTTGAGGACCCTCAGGCCGTTCTCATACCAGTAGTCAGGCTCATCCTTGACCGGGAGCTTCCCACTCTTCCAGTCCTCAACCAGTTGGTTGCGATCATCCGCGTTAATCCAGCCCGACATGAAGGCGGCCAGCAGTGCAGGGTCGTGTTCCTTGTCCTGCGGGAAAACTTCTTTGACGGCCTGTACCAGCTTCCACTCAGCGTGAAGGCTGAGTTCGCTAATATCAGCAACGTCATTTTTGGCCTGAAGCAAGTTCTGGAAGAAAGCATTTCTCTCGTCGGTCGCCAGCTCGTTGGCGACGATCTGCTGCTCCTGGCTGATTTCCGAAACGTATTTGTCACCCAAAAGGTGGACGGCGAAGCGGACAGCCGGGGTGCGATTTTCAAGCAGGCAGGTGCTGCCCACATCTGCGGTATCAGTGGCGGTTACCGCCGCGACCGGCTGATTCTCATCGCTGGTGGCGCTGTCCGGGACGATGGTGGTTTCGCTCTGCGATGCGGCACCCGGGATCACGTTCCAGGTGCGCTGGTCGTCGGCCAGGGTGTAGCGCTCGCACCAGGTGTAATCGATGGTGCTTTCTTCGGGAAGGTCATTGAATACCGGGAAATCGGTGCGGGCAGGCTTGGCGTAGTCTTTACCGCGGCCAGTTTCGATGCCTGCATCTTCCAGCGCGACATCCAGCTGCAACGCAGCTCGTGATTGGGTGTTGGCGGAGAGCCACACTACAGCGTCAGGCTTCCCTGACTTCTGAGTGGCCTTAACCAGGTAGAAAAATTCCATGTCAGATCCTCATTTTTGGATGTAAGATCCCCGGGCCAGAGATAGCGCCCATTGGGTGTGTTTTTGGTTTTGAGCAGTTTTCCGGTGTACTTTGGTCGGTGGCACCGGACGTAGATCCCGCTTTGCGCGGGTTTTACGTTAGCTTTCGTGGGCCATTTGGTCGTACGAAGCGCAACGCTTGGAACAATAATCGAGTTCTTCGCGCGCCAGCTGGGCGCCGCGGATGAAGAGCAATACGTTTTTAACTTCTTTGTCTTGCTCGATTGGTTTGCGGCAGTACGCGCATGTCTTCTGCATCATCATCTCCTCAGAACTTAACCATGGTTTCCGCTGGTACTTCGTCACTGCGGACGATCCGTTCTACCGGGTAGCAATCTCCAGAAACCTTCTGTTCGATGGCGGCCTGCTCGCATTGCTGCTGGCTGTCATAGACATCGAGAACGACATCCTGAAATTCACCATTGGTCATGCCGATGGTCAGTACGAGAGCGAATAAGGTGCCCATTAGTGCGTCCCTGCCGGAACCAGATGCGGTTCAATATTGCGTGAGGCATACGGGCGGCGGATGTGGCGCAGATTTCCCTGCGGTTCGTGCCAGTACATGCCTTCGCTGTAGTTAAAAGAGACCAGCCATGCTGCGCCGGTACGCTGATTACGCATTGGAACAGCGCGACCGCTGTTTGGTACTACTGGATTAATTTTCATCTCAATCACCTGTTTGCCCTTGTCGCCAGGCTGGCGGAACGTTTCTTTAACCTGATGCGCGTTAATCACTCCACCTCATCCGACTATTCGTATGCCGTCGGCGGCTACTTCATGGGCTCCATGCCTGGGTGGTTCGTGGTGCGTCTTAGTGAGATAGATTAAACACAAAGTTTAAACCTGTGTCAACTAAATGAGTAAATACAAATAAACAAAAAGTTTAATTCCAGGTGGCTAGATAGAGAAACTGTGAGTTGCAGGCAAAAAAAATCCCGACGCTAAGGCCGGGATCGGGGAGTTCGGGGCTGGGACTTGGCGGCGGAGCTGGTGAGTGAGGGTATAAAAAACCCGGCGTGGTGGCCGGGCATTAAAAAACTTAATTTAAAAACCTAAGCGATGTGCCAGCTGCTTCAAACATGTGGTCAAAGTATTGTGCCATATCTTGTTCGCTGAGAAGATTAAACACATTATCCGCATAGCCCTCTATCAAATTCAATTGCGTTTTCCCGGATTTTTCTTCAGATATTGAATTTGCTGCATAAACGACAAACGATTTAACACCTGTATTAAAAACAGATTTGGCTTTCGATATGGTTATGGCTTTAAGTGCTGAATCACCCATCTTTTGCTTCATACTGTCGCCACGAAGGTCTAGGGTTTCTGTTAAATGATAAGCTCCATTTTTTAACAATAACTCAGCATAAATACCTTCTTCCTCTGCAATTGGAAAATTAGTAACCACTCTATGATTCCATAAATCATTATGGGTTTTCCCTAATATTCCTGCTCGGTTAAACTCCTGTTTAAGCTCAGTAATTATCCTTTTGTTTTGTTTGGAACGATCGCTAGTAAAAGCCGGTTGCACATAATCTTTCATTAACTGATCTAATTTGCTCTCGTATGCAATAGCATCTCTTAGAACAAACATTCCGGGTTCTGAAATTTGAACGCTACCATTACTGCAAAGTTTAGATAGTGATTTAAAATCTTTAGTTACTTCGTAAAGCCATTCGATTTCTGATGTGAAATCTTCAATTAATGATAAGCTAAATCGATCGCTTACAGCTTTTAATTTTTGCTCAGTCTTTAATAATCTAATATCTAAGCCATGCTCTGTCAGAACCAGAATGCCAACATTAATAGATTCAGATCGTAAAGGGTCAGAAATCAATTTTATGATGCTAAAATAGAATTTATTCATGATTTGACCTCTTTATCTATAATATCGATCCTATCCTGTTTCTCTTGGCTATCCCACCAAGACAAAAGCGCTTCGCGACGCAACACTGGCAACCATGTATCAGGCATTCCACTCAAAATACCTTTTATTACTGAAATGTCCATAGAGCTTAGCTTCAAAAGGATGTTTTCTGCACTTTTGAGGTAAGCAGGATCACTTCCGATTATTGTCTTGATGATTGTCCAAACCAATGCTGTTTTAGAGTTGTCCGGCAACAATAAGGTCCCTGTTCTGTTCGGCCAACCCATGACCAATCCTGACATACTGAAATCAAAAGCCTGAATAGCAACAGTTTTCTGGCGATTTTCTACATAGAGATAATTATTTATGTGTCTATCAACATTATAAATGAATTGATCGAATGCATAGATAGACCATAACTGTTTACGCATATGGAAATCAGACTTTTCCAGTAAGTTGCGCCACTGCGGAACTTCCAATGCACCACGGTATGCAGCAAGGTCAATCCTTGAGCCAAAAACATACTGATTGCTTTCTGGCTCTAGCAGTATTCTACATGGGGGTGAAGGCAGGCCACATGCCTCTGCTAATTTGCTGCTCAGCCATTCAGCAGCCGGTACTAATTCAGGTGATTGAACGCTGAGGTTAGAAAGTTGCCCATCTTGAATACTTTTTACCGCATATTCCAAACCATCGTTTGCAATTGCAAAACTTCGCAAGTGCCCCGTAGCCCCGTTTGGGGGTGTCCATTCCTCTATTTCGAGGCCAAACAACGGGCGAGGCTCTGTGGGCGACTGATGACCATCCTTAGAAGGATTGTTATTTAACAAAGTAACCCCTTAATTATCTCTGATTAGCACTTTACAATCACATAGGACAACTGGCGCAAATTTGAAAACAACAATCACCACTTTCCCTGTGTGCATACCGAGGTTAGCGACCATTACGCTGCTTGGTTTAAAACTTAATCATCCTGCGACCTAATCCGACCTTTCATATACCGCTCATACAGTTCATCCAGCTCCTTCAGGCGAAGCGCAAAAATGCGGAGCATGTTCTGTTGCTCTTCTTCCGGCAGCTGGCGGTAGAGCTCAAGGAGGCGCTGTTCGTCCGGCTTGAGTCCGTCTTTTTCGCCAACTTCCTGGCCAAGAATCCACTCAAGGCTAACCCCAAGCGCATCCGCCAGCTTTATGGCTGAACTTTTCCCAATCGTCCCACGAACGAACCAGTTATTGACCGACTGAGCACTGACGCCACAAATGCGGGCCATGTCTGACTTGGTCAAATTCTTAAGCTCAAGGATCTCATTAAGTCTTTGAACTTGTGGATGGTTAATCTGATGAGTTTTTTCTTTCATGGACGAATTCTAAACCAAAAGTTTATTAGCTCAATATTCAAAATGTTGACTTATCAATAAACATTTTGTTTAATTGAGTCGTTGCCACTGGAGCTAATTATGAAAGCTATTGATAAAGCCATTACCAAAGCAGGAACCGCCACCCGCTTAGCCGAATTACTAACCGTAAGCGCCATGACTGTCAGCCATTGGCGGAATCGCTATCGAGGTGTCGTTCCTGCAGATCGCGTTCTGCAAATTTATGCAGTCACTGGCGTCACTCCTCACGAACTGCGCCCTGATCTCTACCCGAACCCCACTGATGGTTTACCTAAGTAGGAGCGCTGACAATGCAAACACGAATTTTTAACCATGATAGCAGCCCAGCTCTTGGGCGGGTGATATCGAAATATCAAGAGCTTCCACGCCAATCGTGCAAACTCTCGAACATCCGGGAGGCTGTAAAAGCCTGGAACAGAGCAACGCCTGGCGATGCGCAAAACTACATCTCGCAAACTGGGAGGCAATGGTGAGGTTGTTCACTCGACTAGATACCGACTCACTTAAACAAGTTTCGCGATCACGTTCACAACAGAAAGCAACAAATTACCAACCAAGTATTGCAGAAATGAACTAATTGACGTATATTTCGACTAAATCTGATATCGTCGCCATAGCTTTAGTTGTCGACCGAATCACGCAAAAGAGCCCGAGGTTAACGCCATGGGCTTTTTCGTATCTGGAATACCCATACCTGGGACTATAAGAGCGAAAGCTCAATGCAGCACCCATCGATTGGCGGACCAGAACCCGCCTTTTTTATTCAGGGCTCCTGGGATCATCCTCAACTCGTTTTGTCGTTAATTCACCCAAGAGCCCGACCTCTACACTTGGACCACATATGTCTGAACCTCTAACCATTGCTGGCGGTGTCACGTCCGCAACTATCGGAGTGACGTTCGCATCTTTGTTCCCCGAGGCAACGCCCGGCGTAATGCTGTGCGCGCTGGCTGGTGCAGCAATGTACGTTCTGACATCCGATCCGCACCAACTGTGGAAGCAGTTCCTGTTCGCCGTCATCAGTTTTGTCGGCGGGGTGTTCTTCTCGGTACCGATGGCGAAAATACTGGCCGGGGTGATTAACACCGCGCTTGGCCTGCTACAGCCGCCGGTAAGCATCGAAGTATCCCCGAACATCGGCGCGCTGGTTTCCGCTTCCATCTCTGTCGCAGTCCTGCTTCGCATCCTCGCAAAATCAAAACGGGGGAAGATGCCGGGACTGGAGGAGGAAGGCCAATGACATGGCAAACCATCGTACTGGATGCAAACGCCATAATCTGTGCCCTGATTGCCGTAAGACTGTTGTTCTTCAGCAAAAGCGGCAAACGGCACCGTCCGGCCGTGGCCTGGATGGCGTACCTGATGATCCTGGCCGCCGGATTCCCATAAACGGCTATGCCGCGCCGGTCATTATCATGGTCGATTATGAGGGCGGACTATCAAAGCGTATCGGCAGCCTGGGCGCTGAAATCGTCGTGAAGAATACCGTCTGGACTGAGTACGCACTGGCCGACGCCGGTGACTACCTGCTGATAGGTGAATCTACCGACGCCGATCCGATTGCTGCTGGCGCTGATGAGGTGCGGCAGGTTATCCGGTACGCCGACACGTTCGAGCGACTGGCCGACGATTTCGCGATACTGACGGGAGTGTGACAATGGGCATAAAAGTGAGTGGCATCAGCCAGGCTCAGAAAAACCTCAACGCCCTTATCGGTGATATTCAGGGTCGAAAGGTAGTAAGGGCTGTGCAGTCAGCGCTGATAATCGGTGGCTCTCAGGCCGCGCTTTATACGCCGATCGACACTTCAATGTTGCTGAACAGCCAGTTCCGCGACATAACCGTGAATGGCAATCGTGTTTCCGTGGCGCCGCCAAAAACAACTACGCCTCTATTTTCCCGCATTATACCGCAACCGGTATCGTGGCTTTTGAGCCAGGAACAACACGCAACTTTGTGGAAATTAAACATCCCGGCGCGCGAACCAGCATTTTTGCACAGGCTTCGGCAATTGGTGATAAATCAACAGTCACAGGGGATGCAAACAGTAACGTGGTTCATGCTCCGGCCCTGGGCCAGTATTATGGCACCATGTCAGGCACGTTCGACTGGCGCATCAAAGACATCCCCATTCCTGCCGGAGTATTTGTTACGGCTGACCGCTTCAGGTTTATGTGCGACGGCGCGGTATCTATGGCGGTTGGTGGCGGAACAACAGCACAGCTAAAACTGTTCAGCTCGGATGGCACAACCCGCACTATCTCGCTGGCAACAAACCAGACGCTTCGACTGGACACGGGATCCGGAACATACCTGCAGGCGGGTGCCTCGGCATTAACTCCCAGCCAGACGAACACCTATACGCTCGGTACGGCATCCAACGCCTGGGCAGGCGGTACCACGCAGACTGCATTCACTGTGCTGTCTGATGAACGGGCTAAAGGCAAGCCGCTGATGCTCGCCCACGGTTCGTTACCTTTCGCTATCACCTCAGATGAGCGTGTGATGGAGGAAAACTCTTCCGATAAGATGCTGGATGCCTGGGCGGAGGTGGATTTAGTTCAGTACCAGTTGCTGGACAGGATTGAAGTGAAAGGCGAAGACGGCGCACGTTGGCACTTTGGTGTTCTCGCCCAGCGCGCGGTTGAGGCATTTGCCCGTCATGGTCTGGATGCGCACCGGTTTGCTTTCCTGTGCTACGACGAGTGGGAGGACCAGTATGTCAAAGTGCAGACCAATGAAGGCGAAACTGTAACCATGACTCGCACGGTCTCACGTCCCGTTATGGAAAAGGTCATACACGATGTCCCTTCTCATGTGACACGGGATGATGGCTCAACAGTAATTGTCATGTCGCCTGTGGAGGTTGAAGTTCCGAAGCTGGAAGCAATGCCTGTGTTCAGTCACGATGGAACTCCGCGGCTGGATGAAAACGGTACACAGGTTACGGAAATGGTTCCTGCGATGGAGGAAATCGAGGAGGAATACACGGCTCCCGCCGATCCGGAATACACAAATGTTCTGGAAATTCCGGCAGGCAACCGTTACGGCATCCGCTACGAAGAGGCCCTGGTGCTGGAGGCTGCATTGCAGCGCCGAAATTATGAGCGGCTGCTGTCAAAACAAGCAGACCTGGCATCCCGGCTCGAAGCACTGGAGGGAAGCAACCATGCCTGACCTTTCTCCGCTGATGCACGCAGCTATTGCTGTCGCCGTACAATGCATAGTCGGCCTGTTTTCAGGGATGTGGGCTGCTGGCGGAGCGATAGGGTGCATGTGGTTTATCGCCCGGGAGCATACCCAGGCGGAATATCGCTGGATCGCACAGTTCGGCGCAGGGAAGCGCGCCAACATGCCGTGGTGGGGCGAGTTCGACTGGCGAGCATGGAATCTACCCAGCCTTCTCGACTGGCTGGTTCCGGTGTTAGCCTGCTCTGTCGTTTATTTTGTCTCCACCATCTGACTTCTGTACTCGGCATTAATAGGTGTCTCCGCATTGATCTGCACTCTCTTTAAAACTACTGTATAAATACACAGTAATAATAAATGAGAGGTCACCATGCCCCGCAAATCAGACATTAACGCGGCTTTTAACGCGGCCATACAGCTAAACCCGAAAGGGTATCAATGCCTTCACACGAATGACTTCATCCGTGAGTTGCGCGCCAGGAACTGGCATTTCACGCCGGACGACGCCAACGAGTGGATAGAGCGTTATCAGGAGTTCTTCGTAGACAAGACGCCGGACGGCAGCCCGAACAGGTTGTGGATGATGCGCAACATGGGGAGGGTCGTGTAATGGGGTTCCCTTCACCGGCGACGGATTATGTAGAGCGCAGGCTTTGTCCTGAAACCATCTGTGGCATAGGCATCGACAGCCGCATCCTGGAAACGTCATCCGGGTTCGCAGTTATCGAACCAGTCACTCGGTTGTTACCGGGCCAGGTTCTGCTGATCCTCAGTGATGGAAGGACGCAGTTCGCAATTTTCAGAGGTAAGGCGTTAATCACTGATGACGGCGAGGCGATCGAGGGGGCAGCAGCGGAAGAGGTCGAGGTTATGGGGCGGGTTACATTCTTCATCAACGGTACAGACGAGGGTGACAGGCCGGTGTAAGGTGCCGCTCATATATGCCCGGTCAAGAGCCAAACGATGGATCCTTATACGAAGCAGCGACTATTTTTCTTATTTTACATGACTTTCACAGAATAGTTCGAGACCTATGTCTTTAAAGCTTAAACTGAAAGATGATATTGTGATTAAGATATTTTCGACAATGGTATCTGCGGATCGGTAGGACTTAACCTAAATTAAAATGTGTCAATGTACACGTTCGCATTTACCTTTAACGATAATTAATAGCACTGCACTTCTCTGAGGGTTGTTACAGAAATGAAAGAACTTAAATCAAATTCAGTTTCAGGCCGCGATTATAATTCCGTCTACGCATCTGCCTCTTCGGGCGATGTTGACGCCCAAATTAAACTCGGAAAAATGTACCGTGACGGCGACGGAGTTGAAAAGGACGGTAAAAAGGCCGTTGAGTGGCTGACAAGAGCTGCAGAACAGGGTAGGTCAGATGCCCATTACTTTTTGGCTGTCATATATGCAACGGGAAACGGAGTCCCTCTGAGCTATTCAAAAGCGCTGGAGTGGTTCAAATTTCCGTTAGATCAGGGCGACTCGGATACTCAGGTTTACGTGGGGTGGCTACACGAAAATGGATTTGGGGTTCCTAAAGATAATTCAAAAGCTGCGGAATATTACGCACTTGCGGCAGAACAGTGTAATAGCTCTGCCCAATATTATCTAGGCAACTTTTACGAGCAGGGATTAGGGGTGCCCAAAGATGAAAATAAGGCATTCGAATACTATACATTGTCTGCGCAACAAGGGGATAGCGATGCCCAAGCGAATTTAGGGGCAATGTACATTGCCCGTCATGACTATGAAAAAGGCAAAGACTATCTTCGCATGGCTGGTGAGAACGGCAACCAAAGGGCTCTCGAAACGCTAAAGAAAATTGAAGCGGTTCAAGAAAAACACAGAATCGAAGACAGCATCAAGAAATTCACCTGTACCGTATGTAAAAAACAAAACCCGTGGGGACAAAAATATTGCTCTCACTGTTCTTCGATAGTTAAGTACGCGCCTGCATGGAAATATGTATGGCTCGGTGTTTTAACGGGTGTTGTTACGGCTGGATATGGTTTAACTCAAGGTGCAAGTCTGACTGAGGCGGCTTTCGCTTTTGTTTTCCCATGGCTAGCAGTAATGCTGCTGGCTAAATTGTTCGGTGGAACAAGAGCTGTTTCCATACCATGATGAACCCATTAGCTATTGTAGCGCAGTCCACTGTTCTTAAAATGAATAGGGCTACAGAATGGCAAATGCCATGGTAGAGGTTTGTTAATCTAAAACAATAATTAAAACTTACTGATGGAATATTTGTGCCACGTTTTTCGTCGACACTGTTCCTGCGGAAAATGGTTCCAACCGTGGAGATCCCCTCCACGGCTACTTTTCATAAAATATCATGACGCCTGAATATAGAAAATTTTTTAATAGTAGCTCGTCTCCATTACCAAAGTGGAGCGAGACAAACTTTTTCTAACTAATGTTACTGTTTTTACGAGCATCCGCTTCGTCTGGCACAAAGCCACCCTAAACCGGTGCGCAACTTTCAAAGCAACCGAACGGATGGGGGAGAGGGATTTTGCCCCGCAGGTAGTGGCCTGTAAGGCAGCGGGGCTGAAAGCAACATCGCAAAACCGGGATTCTCTGGGGGCATGCCGGGGGCAAAAGATGTGTTAGGGACACAAACAGGGATAGGCAAATGTCAGTTAATGCGAGATAATGTTAATACTATGTGTTAGGCAACTGGTTGAAAAGATTAATAAACATTGATTTACAACGACTTTTCACGAATTAACTGTAATGTGCGAGCTATTATAAAAACAAAACGAGAGAAAAAGCTATTTGCGCAAGGGATTATTCCGTTGCGCAAACGAATTACTGCAAAGTACGGATCCCGGCAATCAGGCGCTCGACACCCTGCTCAAGCTTACTGCGTGGGCAGCCAGCGTTAAGACGGACAAAACCTTTGCCTCCATCCCCGTAGGTATAACCCGGCATGATTGCCACTTTTTGCTGCTCAATCAGCACCTTCTGCAGTGCCTTGTCATCGATCCCGAGCGGACGAAGATCGATCCATGCCAGATAGGTCGCCTGCGGCGGCTGCCAGTTTAACGTCGGGAAAGCGGCATTCAGCGTGTCGGCGACGTACTGCAAATTCGCCTCCAGATAAGCGCGTAGCGCATCCAGCCATGCTTCGCCCTGCTGATACGCCGCAATATGCGCCACCAGCGCCAGCACCGACGGCGAGGATAGCCCATCACGGCCCTTCAGCGCCTGCAGATAGGCCATGCGACTGGCCTCATCGCCAATCAGGCCGTATGCGCCGGTAAGGGCGGGAATGTTGAAGCTCTTGGAGCCAGAGGTTAGCAGCGCCCATTTACCCTGAGCGACTTCGCACCAGGGGGTATGCCGATGCTCGCCCCACACCATATCCATGTGGATTTCATCACTGATCACCGCCACGCCATGTCGCGCGCAGAGGTCAGCCATAGTGGTTAACTCGTCGCGTGTCCAGACCTTGCCGGTCGGATTATGCGGGCTACAGAGCAACAGGATTTTGTTTTGCGGCTGGGCCAGCACCGCTTCCAGTTCGGCCATATCGCACTGCCAGCCCACCACCGAGTGTTGTAGGCCGACAGAGACAACCTGTCGGTTATTACCCGCAATGGCGTTATAAAACGCGTCGTAAGCGGGGGTATGGATCACCACGCCGTCACCGGCGTCCGACCACTGGCGAATCAACTCTGACACCATATAGATCACCGAGGGGCCATAGACGATGGCACGGGTGTCGATGGTGCTGTGAAAACGCTGGTGGAACCAGTGGGCCACAGCGGCCAGGAATTCGTCGTTTTTCCAGCGGCTGTAGCCAAATACCCCGTGGCCGATGCGCGTTTGCAGGGCGTCGATGATGCAAGGGGCGGTGGCAAAATCCATATCCGAGATGGTAAAAGGCAGCAGATCGGCGGCACCAAAACGGTCGGCAATATAGTCCCACTGGGTGCACCATGTACCGTGACGATCCACGACGGTAGTAAAATCAAACATGTCGTTGGTCCTTAAAATAAAACCCCCTCATGGCGAGGGGGTGAGGCATCAGGCTTCTACTGTTCGCATCAGGGTCGCCAGTTCGTCTTTGACTGATTGCACCTGCGGGCCGATAACCACCTGCAAATTATGCTGGTTTAACTGTACCACGCCGATAGCGCGGTTAGCCTTCAGAGCGTTGGTATCTACTTTAGACATATCTGCCACCGACAGACGCAGGCGGGTGATGCAGTTATCCAGCGAGGTAATGTTATCCGCACCGCCCAGCGCCGCCAGAATGGCAGGGGTGTTATAGCCGGATTTGCCAATCGTACCCGCAACCGCCTGTTCAACGCTGGTGGCCGCATCGGTATCACGACCCGGCGTTTTCAGGTTAAAGCGGGTGATGGCGAAGCGGAAGATACCGTAGTACACCGCGAACCAGATCGCTGCCACTACGGGCACCAGATACCATTTGGTCGACAGGCCATGCAGGATGCCGAACACCACAAAGTCGATCACGTTGCCGTCGGTATTCACAAAAGTGCAATACCCCTTAGTGATTTTTGATTGTAAAGATTTGTATTTAGGAAAATGAAAAAGCCCCTAACCATAAGGAAAGGGGCTTTGTGTTATCGAGGGAACTGGTAGTGAGGAGAGTCGGGGAATGACTTCCACCAGTGACCACACTCAAGTTTTACGTTTAGTTCTTTGGCTGCGGTTTCCATCGCCTGAACTACCGGAACGAATTCCGCGCGTGTCCACTTACAACCGACCGGAATGATGTCTACCGCGTGGCCTGTTAGATGGTAACTGTTCATTGTCTTCGATTTGCCTTGCTGAACAAGTTCGCGTTGGCGTTCTGGGGTTCGTAGTCCTTCGATCACGATGAAATCAACTGAACTGATCTCAAGCGCTCGATGTACCACACGAACCAGATCAGGATGAATCCCTTTAAGATTGTTAATGGAACGGGTACTGAATCGGAATTTGGTCATGTGCGTATACCTGTAAAAAAGCCCCCGTTGCGGGGGCTATAACGTTCGTAACCAGTGGAGAGAAATCACCAGCCAGAGGAACGGAACCAGAGGGAAGTTAAAGAAGGTGTAGCAGGGGTTAAAGAGGGTGTAGCAGGGGTTAAAGTAGGGTTTGTGTTTGCCTAAGTGGACAAGTTTTATTATTTCCCCTGCTACGTTTATTTATACGAACTGAAAAAGATAGCCGTGTAAGTGGATGCCTCTCATTAGAAAATCCATCCGGCCTAAACAAATTACTTCATTACCTGCGTACTCAAACGGATTAACCATATGGACACGTTGACCAGAAGCAAAACGGAAAACTGGTTTCTTTGCCTGAGTACAAGCAAAGAACACGTTGTTTTCGTTAACGATCAGTTTCTTTAATTTTTTGTTGGTTACGTTTTTGTAGCTAAACGAGTAATTAATAGATTCCGGGCTGATGCCATCTAAAGTTACCTGATGAAGCTGTTCAGCGGGAACGGATGCAAAATCATTCATTTGATGCCTACTTTTCTATTTATCATTTTTAATAAATCGGTTGTTAACTTATCCCAATTCAAAACGTGTTTGCGTTTAGATTTTCTGCGAATCGCTATTAAACGATCCTCGCGTTTTTTGGCTTTTAAGTTAATAAGGATTTGCTGACCGGGTTGGTCAACTTTCACGTATGAACCGTTCTTAACGTTTCTACTTAATCCTTTAATGTTACCGTATTTATCCTTAAATTTTTGGGCGACTGGAACAAGTTTATCTGTATCCTTTCGCCTGTCGATTAAAGCAGACAAATAGATGTCCTGTTTATCATAAATCCCGATCTTGTAGATTCTGGTAAACTTCGTTTTCTTCTGAGTAACGAAGTAAATCGGTTTCTGTGAAAACGGAACAGGGGAATTAATATTACGGACGATTTCTTTTCGAAGGTGTTCAGCAGCCAGCCCACACGCTTTATAGAGCTTATCCTGAAACGAATCCCCAGCATCAGACTGGAAACGCCTTAGCCGTTTTAAAGTCTTCTCTAACTCGCGTTTATTGCGTTCGTTTGCGTTAGTGGACATCAAAAGATCCCCATCACAGCACGTAAGAAATAAACGAACGATTCAGGGATCACCAACCATCCGAACATATAAGCAAGGAAATTGTATCCAACCGCCAGTAAAGCAATAATCATTAGTGCTTTACGTAGCTTTGTTTTATTGATCCAGTGTTGAATTCTTGCCATGATTGCCCCCTTTGAGGATTTGCAAAATTTCGGCAATTGTTACCCGGATATCATTTAACGAATCTTCAACCCGTTGAACACGGTAATCAATTGCTGAATGATTGGATTCAATGTTTCTAATTTTGATTTCTTGGATTTCGTTTTTATTTTCGATAGCGTTTAAACGCTTTTCGTGTTCGGTTGTTTTTCTAACTACAGCGGTATGAATACGCCATATTGCACCAATAACAGCAGCGCCAGCAGTTGCAGCGCCTACCGCGATTTCTAACATTAGCATGGTAAAAGCCTCTTTATTTAATAGTTACTATTATTTAACAGGCTTTATTTAATCGTAATGTGTAGTGTCAATATAATTAACAGTACCGCCGAACACCTCGAAACCGAAACCTGTTTCAGAAGGCATGATCGCGGATCCCCTGGCAATAAACTGAACGTGATCACCATACGCAACCGGAGCGCCTATCCAAAGTTGTACGTTTTGCCCTTGTTGAATTTTCTGTACCCAGTATTCGCAAGGAACAGGGATAACAGCGGGGGAACGTGTATAGATGATCGTTCCGTTACGTGAGAGCGAACCAGTAAGGTTAGCCAACGGACGGCAAGCGGTAGAATACGTTCGCCTACCATCTGCACCGTACATTTCAAGCCCGTACCTGGAATCACTCGGCGGAACATCGTTAGTAAAAACGTACAACGTACCGTTCACAGCAGCTTGAGCTGTAATTGATTGATGCCATACCCCGTTAATGTTGGTTATCCCACCGTAAACGGATACCCCGCGATCTGTCCGACAGTAAGCAACAACCCGCGAATTAACAGACAACCCCAGGCTAACAAGGTGATTCGTTGTTGCCCCGGATACACTAAACGGAACCTTATGCGAAAAATGCATACAAGGGGTATCAGGTGAAGCAAATACTTTTCCGTTCGTATTGTATAAACCAATTCCGTAAGCCATTAACGCGCCTCCATCATTACTAAAAAAGTACATGAGGACGGCAAACTATAGTTAATCACGTTGTTGTTTACTGTAATAGATGGCGGGTTCTGTTTGCGTTCAACCGTGTAATTTAATACCACCACTTTCAGATAGAATAAATTCGTATCGAAAGAGTACGCTAACGAGCCGGAACCCGATAACCCGTAATGCATATCTAATACATAAGTTGGTTGGATCACATCGATCCAACCTTTACCATCTGCCGTTAGTACCTGCGCACCATAAGCCATTTTATAACCTTCCTAAACGGACACGTAACCGCCCGTAGTTATCATATACGTTAATCTGGTTATTATTTATCTCCATTCTGCCTTCACCCGGTGTATTGCCGTTGATGTAAATTGCACCGCCAGCAAAATCTAAAGCCATACCAGAAGAGTTATAAACGTAGTTATCAGACGCTAACCAACTGGTAATTTTCGCCCGGTTGATTGAACCGTTCACAATGTGAGCGTTGTTGATTTGAGCGGATCCAATCTTAGCAGCGGAAATAGAGCCATCCTGGATATGTGCAGAACCAATAGCGGCGTTGTTGATTTGCGCGGATCCAATACTTGCGTTAGCAATCATTGCGCTATTGATGTAAACCCTACCGTTCTGAACCGCAAAAGGGATAACAGCGTTTTTCGTACCCGCAGATTTAGACGTGATAATCATGAAATCATCAGCGGTGATGTACATCGAACCTTTACCAGTTGACGTATCAGCAACAGCAGAAATACCCGCGAAAATACCGTCAGCGGTAGCTTTAAACGTAAAGCTTGCCATTAATGATCCTTTCAGATTATCAACTTCGGCTTTTGCTTCCTGCGTTACCGTGGCGATTTTCTTTTCAGCGTCAGCTTTGTTACCCGAAACTGTATTACCCAATGAAGCGATAGAATTATTAGTTTTATCAATGTTGGTTTGTAGTTCGGCTTTTACTTGCTGCATACTGGTTGCAGAAGCACCGGAAGCAGAAGTAATAGTGTTTTCGAGTTTAGTGACCTGTGCGGCTAGTTTGGTTGCAGTATCAAGGGTGATTTCATTACGGGTTTTAGTGACCAGATCTGTAACGGTCTTATCACCTGCCGAAATAATTTGTTTAAGGGAGTTCTCGCTTACCTTAATTGCGTTGTTGGTGTTGTTCGCAATGTTTACCTGTACGTTCGCGATCTCTTGCTGTAGCGCGTCTTTGGAGCGTTCAAAAGCAGCTTCAACAGCAGCGTCTAAACGACCTTCCATGTTCAACACCTGATCCAGTGCGGCCTGATCTGCGTCCGTCCAGTTGATTGACGTAAGGGTGACGTAAACACCATTCGTAAAAATAATATTATCTTCACCGAAAACATCAAAACCACCGATACGCACATAATAACTACCGTCTTTTAACGGAACCGAATGAATTTCAAAGGCGTTCGGGCTAACAAACGATTTCGGGTTTTTAAATCCAGCGTCGTTCTGATCTGCTACCTGAATAACTACGCCTGCGAAATCTGGTACTAGGTTACGATCTGGGTCAATCCAGGTTGTAAAAATCGTACCAAAACCAGGGTTAGCCGCGAATCCGTTCAAGCCGGGAACCTGTGCGTTAAAGCAACTTAGTACAGCCTCTTCTGATTTGATTCCGTTGTATCCCACAGCAGTTACACCGAATTCAACATTTCGACTTAGACCGTTCTGTTGGTTCATCGAAAGCGTATAAATCCAGTGAAGGTCTTTAACAGGATACGTTACCGTTTTGCCGTTCTTATGAGTAACCCGGACATCATACCGATCAAACAAATCACCAAAAAGTCGTTTCTGACCGTTTATAGTGACTTCTGCCGTTGTCTGATCATCCCATTCAATATGGAAATCCTGGAACAAGGTTTCGTTCCCGTTCGGGGTTTTAGCGTTGCGTAAGCGAACCGATGGTTTAGGCAACCCGTATTGAAAATCGATATCCATATTACTGATAACTACCCACGGGGATTGATACCAGATACCAGCAGCACAAACACGGAAATCATATTTTGTATTCTTATTAAGCCCGGTTAACAGATATTCCTTTTTGAGAATAATAGCGCCGTCGATCCATTTGTCCTGATCACTTGGTTTGTACTGTAAGCAGAACGAATAACGGTTAAAGTCGTCTGTACAATCCCAGGTTACTAATACGTTTCGACCGTAAACATTTTCATCAACAGAAATCGCTCTAAGGTTGAACGGGGTATAGATATCCGAACTAATAGTAGTTCCGGTGTAATCTGGTTTTGCTGCAAAATCTTTATCGGCATAAACGCGGCTATCGTATTCAACACAATCGATAGTTACCATTCCGATCATCCCAGATTCGAAATTAGGCGTAATACTCATTACTCGCCATAAAGAATCTGTAAGTTTCAATTCGCTGAAATTAACTTTGATCACCGACCAGACTTTTAAACCGAAAGCTTCGAGTGTAGAGAAACTAAGTTTTTTACGCAGTTTACATTTATTACGTTCGACTGATGCCAGTGCATCAAGCGCCTGAGTATTTTTTACGAAATGATAAGTGATATCTTTCGTGATTTCTCGACCGTCTTTAATGATCGTTGGGTCTTTTTCCGGTTGAGAAGGGTAGCGCAAGATGTTAGGCGAATACGACATTTCAGGATCGAAATACTGAACGTTTAACGTATTAAAATAGCCATCACTGCCGCCTGTTTCGAAACGGATAGTTGAACCTTCAATACTGGATTCATCGAACGATTGACTGATGATGTCTGCCTGATCAATCTGACAGGTCAGTTTCCCGAAGGATTCAAACGTAACACCCGCAAAACTAGCACAAAGGTTGATGATGTTTTGCTTAACGGTAGCGTTCGGATCCGTAGAACCATCACTAGAAAATTGAGCATTTCGCGCTGCCGCTTTGAACGAATCTAAATCGAGCTGATCCGGTTGTACTTTCTGCCCGTACTTACTCTGGGTCAGATAATGGAATAATTGAGACGGCCCATTGTGCGAGCATTTACGAACCCCATCGGTCAGATCCGTAATCAGTAAGCCGTTAATGTCTACAGATACCTGTGAGTTCTCCTGAAGGATATCCACGCCGTTGTTCATGCCGTCCTGATTCTTGAACATCACAATACACATGGTGGCAACGCCTTTACCCAGGGGAGCTAGTAAACCGTCCTGTTTCCATTTTTCGGGAAGGTACTTATTCGCAAGGGCTAAAAATCTGCCGTCTTTTTTACCCGTTGAAACTTCGATCTGTAGGTTTTTCTGGTAGATATCTTTGATTTGGTTTTTGGCTAAAATGCCGTCTCGGATTTCCTGACCGTCATACAGAACAGGCTTGTTGTCCATGTAGATCTGTTTGAAACAATCAATTTCACCTTCGGCAACTGCAAAAATCTGAACCAGATAATGCCGGGATTTATCCACGTCCTTATAAGCCAGGATTGTACCTGTTCGGGTACTACCGTAACACACGGGTAAAACCGCTTTAGGGTCGGACGTGGTTGATAGGGTCGATGCCTGATCAGGAACCTGGTATTTCGGGATGGATGGTTGCATAGCAAGGGTCATAATCGCCATCGATGCCGCTACAGCAACACCAACCATCAACGCGGTAGTAACCGCAACACTAGCAGCGATCAACGCCGCAGAAGTGGATGCCGCAGCAATCGCCGCGACTAAAGCAACAGCAGGCATTATTTAACCCTCCATAAGTCCTGGTACTCGGTATCTATTTGATGCACCGTTGTGAAAATATTGTTTTCGTCTGCAACCAAAATAACCCCGGAGAAATAAACGCCAGTATGGTAGACGTTAGTTGTTTTATTCTTTTTAATCGAAGAGGTAATAACACCATCTTCTAACGAGTCTGTTTTAGTAAAATGTTTTTTCATGAAAGCGGAAGGGGTCATACCGATAAGATCTTTTGCTTTGGCGATCCCTTCTTCAATAGTGGTGTATGTGCCTTTCATGGTGCTGTAGTAATTGGAACCTGTCATTACGTCAATAATGAACATAACGGTTAAATTACAATCCCGTTCACCAAAAACAACAGGTTTCCCGTAAACACTGTTGATAAAATCTGTAATTGCTGTTCTTTGTTCGTCTGTCATTTCTTTTTCATCTTCCATTGTTCAGAGTTCCATTTGCCAATCTTCGCAAAAAATATATCGTTTTCATTCCCTGCGTGAGAACGGTGAACCCCGTCGGATGCGTGAGATCGTCCGTTTTTTTCTAATACTGCCCAGAAACTATTTAGTACGAATTCGGTTTCGTTAGTTACGGCTTCTTTATTTGAATAATCGAGCGTAACTATTGCGGAGTCTATTTCACCCCTGAACGTTCCATAGTTCGCTTCAATTACCCCGGATTGTGGATTAGTAAAGACCAGTTCAACGTTAACAATTGCCCGATCAAATTTACCCGCCTGAATCAGCGTAATGTATTCAGGTCTTACATTTGATACTCGAATTGACATACCGTTGTTATTGATATCTTTGGTTCTGGTAGGGTTTTTAATATCGATGAAATCACCAACAGCCAGATAGGTTTTGCTATTGAATGAAATATCATAAAAGCCGTCGCATAAACGTAATTCCCCGGAACCATCAGCAAAAGTAATTGTTACTAGTTGGAATCGGTCGCCCACGGTGAACAGTTGGGATTGTTTTAACTTGGTAAGGTTGGTTCCGTTACGGTCGTTATAGACTTTCAAAAAGTCAGGGTGTTGAGTTAATGAATTTAATACTGTGCTGAAATCCGCCATCAGATAATCGCCTCGCTTGCTGTTACTTTCATTGTCACGATTTGATCAAGCTGGCTTTCAATGGTGCCGTTGGTAACGATTAAAGACATAACCGGGTTTCGGTAGTTAATAATCGTTCCAGAAGGAACCGCCGTTCTGAGATTAGGGAAGATGTTCAATGTTCCTGTTGAAGCATCCCATGATTCAACGGTGTAAACCTTCGTGTGATTAGCGAAAGTAAAACGTGTACCCGGTTCAAGATCTACAGTCGCCTTTACTCCCCGTTGTCCAGCAATAGCCGCAATAGAAACCTGACATAAAGCAGTCTTATTTCCACGATACTGATAGTTAATAGTTTTGGATAAAGGGAAGGTGAACGGTTTTCCGAAACGATAAACAGCCATCCATTGATCAAAAAGATAATGTTTTTCTGCTTCAAAACTAACGTTAGCGTCTAACTCAAAATACTGTACGCCAGTTGATCGACGGGTGATATTGCCACTCACGGATCTGTTATTAAAAAACGGCGCAACATCTTTTATGGTTACGCCTACTTTTAAATCTGGGTGTGAAAATAAATCAATAGCCATAAAAAAGCCCCGATAATAGTTAATAACTATATTTATCGGGGCTTAATCGGGTTACATACTGCGTCGTTGTGCGTCCTGAACCGCTGATTTAACGTGATCTTTATACATCTTGAGCATTTCTAACCATTCTTCCCGTGATGCCCTTACGTTACCTTGTACGGTTAGTGGTGCATGAACGGTGATAGAACCGCCTGAATCGTTCCCGGACATATAATCTTTAAGATCCTGGTTCAGTCGTTTATCTACGACACGTTCACCAGCTTCTAACAGGTAAGTACCAGTAGAAGGTACGTTATCGATCCCAGAGTGGAACTGACCTTTAACCGCTTTGATACTCGCGATTTGTTGGAATACAGCGCCCATTTTAGCCGCTGCGAGCGCGTAACCAGCAACCCCGCCCGTAGACATACCATCGGTGAAAGCGGTGTATGCGTCGATTGTGGCTTTGCTGATAGCTAAACCCTTTTCCATAGCAAACGCAGCTTGAGCGGCTTTGGAGTTTTCGCCACCGAAAGCAGCTAACGCCGCTGACATCCCGGCGGTCATTTGCTGGTAACTATCAAGCTGATCCAACATTGAACGTTGCTGTACCTTCGTCCGTTCTTTGTCTAATTGTTCGGATCTGCCGGAATACGCTTCCTCAATAGCTTTTTTACGCGCCTGGAATTCTTCAAACTGAACAAGTTTCTGATCATATTGAGTCTGTAAGTTTTGCAGGTCACGTTCATATACTTCTTTGCTGGCTTCTTCAATAGTCTGAAAATCTTCTAATGAAGCACCCAGAATAGATTTAGCAAAATTATCTTTATTAGCTTCGATTAGTGCAGAACGTTTTTTATGATATTCATCTTCTGTTATTACCTGACGATTTAACAGAGTTCCCAAATCATTAAAGTTGTTAGCGAGTTTACTAGTCTGGGAAGACATAGCAGCCGCTTCTTGTGCGTAACCTTCAATAGTGATCCGGTTGAGCATATCAACGTTTTCTTTACGAATACGTTCGGCTTCGGCGGCTTTTTCTTTTTCTAACCGGGCTTGCTCTTTACGGTTCCTTTCGGCTTCTGCGGCTAAACGTTTAGCTTCGGCTTCTGCCTGCTTACGCGCTTTCTCGGCTTCCTGTGCTGCCTTTTCCCGTTCACGTTCGGCAATGATGGCGTTAGCACGGGCTTCCTCTTCTTTGATCCGCTGTAGTTCAGCGATGTTCTTTTGCTGTTGTTTATAGGTTTCTTCGGCGCGTTTTTTAGCGGCTTCAAGATCCTTTTTAAACTTTTCATCAGCAACCTGTTCCGCTGATTTGCCCAGGTTGTTACGTTGCTCATTACCCATTCCAGACGAACGGAAAGCACCAGCACCGAACCCGGTAGATGTTTCAATCTTACCTTCGATATCCGAAAGCATCGTGTACAGGCTGGTTTGTTTCCAATCCTTCTCGAACCAATCATACAGATCAGAAATCTTGGTAACGAAAGGGGCTAACCCGTTCGCTAATGCACCTTCGGTTTTTTGCTGGAAATCACCCATCTGAGAAGAGAACCGACGATACGCGGCTATTGCATCTTCTGTGATATCGACGTTCTGATCCTGGATTGAATTCAGCGCTTCCTGTTCGGATTGCTGTTCCTGGAGCCGTCCGATCATCTGAGAGGATCCGCCGCTCATTTTTTCCATAGCTGATGTGATTTCAGCCATTGAAGCGCCAGCATCACGTAACTGATAGAACAAATGGATCGCGGCTTTAACACCGCCGTTAGAAGCGCCTAAGAACTGCGTATAGTCTTTCAGGTCTTGCCCGTACTTCTTGAGGTCATCGGCTAGACCGCCACCCGTGGCAACAGCTTGCCCCAGGTTCTTTAATGCGTCTCGGTTCATACCGCCGAACTGTTCAACGGTCATACCCATTTCACCAAACGCATGACCTAACTGTTGCAGGTACTCAACGTTCATTTGTGAACCCTGAGCGAGCTGATCCAGCTTGTTAGCGGTTTCTGCGGATTTCATTACCAGACCGATACCAGAAGCAGCTACGCCAGCAGCAGCGCCTAATGCCAGCATTGCCGGATTGATACCGCCACCGCCACGTAACTGATTGCCGATAGTGCCTAAAATACCGTTTACGGACATAGCCTGATTACTGAGGCCATCTAATATACGTTCCGCGCGTTCTGTTGCTGTTGCTAACCCGGTAATATCACCATCAATGATAATCCCGTGTCTGTTGTCGTTATTTGCTGCCATTATTAACCCCTGTTTTTATTTTTTGTTTAACCCTGGCCGTTTGATCTGGGGGAAGTTTTGACATAATAGCGTTAAGCTGGTTTTGTCGTCTTATCTCGGCTTGTTCTTTCATTTCTTCCTGAGATTTGAAAACTTTGTCTTTGATCATGCGATGATCACTAGCCTTTATTTTTTTGATGCCTTCAATTTTCATATTCGGACTGTTACGGCAAATATTCGCCTGGGTAATAGCATGTCTGACATCATCAATAATCGGCCCTTGTGGTTCTATGTATTCATCAAATATCATCAGTTCGTTGAAGGTAGTAATAGGCAACGCTAAAGATTCCTGAATACTCATTCCTTTTCGTAGCTGTTGACGATACATAAAAGTTAACGCCGGGTTATTTCTTACTTTTTTTCGAATTCAACCGGATCCAGAGTGAAAGAGGTCAGGCTGATCAAACCAATCATCTGTTTACGGACGTTCGTATAGATTTTCTTTACTTCTTCAACTGAATCGAACACGGGTACGCCGTTTTCATCCACGATACAACGAAGAATAGACAGTTCATCACGGTCTTGTTTATCAGGGTTGTTGATGTGTTCGCTGTATTCGGATACGGTCATAGGTCGCGCGTATACAGTAACGTCGCCGCTTGGAAAACTAATTTTTAAAGCGTGGCGGGGTGCGATCAAATCTTTAAAGATATCTTTCATGTTAAAGCCTTTGTAGTTGGGATTTATTGTTGTATTTATGAAATAAAAAAGCCCCTGTTACGGGGCTTGAATTATTTGGTATTACCAGAGGTCAAATCACTTTGCCGCTTCGGGAATAACAATCGGAGTATATTCCGGTACTTGATCGGAAAGTGTGGTTGTGCCAGTTGTATCAACAATACCGGACACGATCAGTTTGTCACATGCCAGGGTAAAACTTAGCTGAACAACAGCATCAGTACCGCCAGTGATACTCATGTTCGCAACGTAAACGTTATAAACCTGAGCAAGGCCAAACGTTTTAGTTTCATCTACCCAGTACACCAGTTTAAGCTGGAACTTCTTACCAGTGGTTGCAAGATGTTTCATTTTCTCGTGGGTAGTATCCTGCGGGATGTAGTTAATGATCAGTGGAATATCCGGGAGGGTTGCACGACCAACCAGTTTACGGTTACTCGAAGCGCCCATGTTAATAGCTTCGATGATGTTTCGATCTACACCGATTTCAGGAAAGTTAGCCAGTTCAGCAAGTTGAGTAAAAGCGGTGCCGTTAATTGTTGCATTATCTACGTCGTCGGAAATAAAAGCGGAGACGTAATTTCCGCTAAAGATATCTTGAGCCATGTTATAAGCCTTATTAAGAGAGGGGAGCCGAAAAAGGATCCGGCCTGTTGTTCTATTTAGTGAGGATATTAATTGAGTTTCAGAGGGGCATTAAGCCCCTTTGAGTTGTGCTTCGAGGTGTTTTACTTTTGCGGTGAGTTCTTTAACAGCTTCCACCAGTAACGCGGTAACGCCGGAATAATTAACAGAAAGAATATCGTTAGATTCACTTACAGAATTAGGTAATACCTTCTGTACGTCCTGCGCGATCAAACCATCTTCTTTGTTATCGTATTCAGTTGAATCAAGATTCGATTTCTTCTCATAAGAATAACCGTTCAATTGGTCAACTTTATCCAGTGCGGAATCAATCTGAACAAGATTACGTTTTAATTTGATGTCTGATGTTTGTTGAACATCACCACAATGAAAACTACCGTTACCGTGGAATTTATAAGCGTAATTGCCAATCATCAATCTACAGATAGCATGTTGACCATTATACTGAGGCATATGAACATCCATAGCCGCAATATGCGATCTAGCCCATGATGTAGCTTTCCAGATATTGTATGCTGATGTATCCGCTTGAGGGCAATCTACCTGAATAGCGGATGCTCTTGATTGCCAATGATCATGACCGCCGCCTTCAACCTCACCGCGAATCATTGCTTGGTCTTCGCCCCATACGGTTTGTTTGCAGAAAATTGAACCTTTGTGACCGAATTCCCAGCTTTGAGAGCCGCCGGAATCATTCGTTCGGATACTGAATCGTCCACCACCGTCAGCCCAAATAACCGCTTTTTCTTTCCTACCGCCAGCAGTATAGAACCAAACGTGCGAGTTGCCATCACCGTTGGATTGCAATTGACCAGTGCTAGAAATAATTGAACCAATATTCGAAATAATATCGCCTTTTGAAATGATATTATCTGCGGTTAATTGTCCGGCAACTGATGCAGTACCAGAAACAGACAAACTGGTTGCGGTTACTGCTTTAGCAACTGTATTTCCGTTTAACGTTGCCGTACCACCTAAAGTTAAACCAGCGGTTGTTACTAAACTGGAGTTTTGGAAATCAACCTTAGCACCTTTCGATCTCATTAATAATGTGCCGTTTTTATCAGCCCAAATTAATGCACGTTCAACACCGTCAAGGTTCTGGAACCACATATGAGCGCTGTTATCTGCGGTAGATGCTCTTGTTGCAATGCTGCCTGTTCTTGCTGAAATACTACCGTTAGCAACGATATCTTTAGTTGTGATCGTACCGTTGAACGTTGCAGCACCAGTAAAGGTAGAAGCACCTGTAAACGTAGAAGTACCACCAACAGCCAGAGTACCAGCTAATGAAGTTGCACCAGCGGAAACAGTTAAACCACCACTTGCAGTTAATAACCCGGTAAACGCAGAAGCAGCTTTAACATTTAACGGTACAGGTACTTCTACAGAACTCGTGAAGTTATTGTATGAAGTGCCGATGTTATTATAACCCAGGTAAAGAATACCGCCTGTAGTTGTACCAGCCGTATTCAAACCAGCGGAAATAGTAACATTACCATTATTATGATCCCTGATAATTACAGCGCCGTTTTTACCACGGATAGCACCCGCTAATGATGGGTTTAAATCGATACCGTTTGTTGAAATAAACGTGCCGTGTGTAATCTGAACCCGGTTATTAGCAGAATCGCAAGCAATACGCGCGGTCATGGTTCCTGCTTTGTTTCGACCGTCCATAAAAGTTAGACCGTCACCAGCAGTATTGATCTGCGCACCTACTAAACCTAAAGCCTGTTGAGCATAAGGATCATCAGTAGTAGCTGTTGCGTGTACTTTAGCGACACGGAAAGCAAGATAACCCATAGCAGAAGGAGCCGCCGGAAGATTATCTAACGCGATGTACCCACGGTTAGAAATGATGTTCATTCCCGCTTCTGCCGCCGTGGTGCTGTTACGGGCAATACCCATACGATAAGTTGCTAGGGTCTGTTGTACTTCCCATTCACCCTTCTGGTTCAACCATCCGTAACCATCAGCACCGTTAGAAGTACGAGTTTTTACTACTCGCCAGAAACCAAAGTTTTCTGTTCCGTTGGTGTTGTTGATCATGCCGAAAGCAAAATCATTGTTAAGGCCAGAAGCACGGGCTAACGCGGTCGTATAGCTTGCCGTACCGTCAGCGCTAGGACGTAAAACACCAGCCGCAGTACGCGCACCAGTAAGATAGTTAACACTGTTTGACGGCGGGGTAATACCTTGTGCGGTTGTTACTTGGAAACCGCCAGTAGTAACACGGGTTAAACCTAGATCACCGTTACAATCAAGCTGTGCGGTTGTGGCTGATGTCTGCGTAGTGGCATCGTATGACCTAGCCCACATATATGTACGGGAACCGCCTGTATTACCGTTTCGTTGAGCGCCGATTGATCCCATGTGCAAACCTGCGCCTTCGTCCGTGGTTGCAGAAGCTAACCTAAATTGGATTTCACCAATATTAACTGCACCAGTTGGAATAGCACCGGATGCGGATTCGGTAGTATTCACCATCTGCATCAGTGGAGCGCCACCACGAACAACACGGAAATAACCACGGGTGTTAATGTGACTATTCGCAGTAATAGAGTTGGTTGTAGTAATAGCCCCCGTTGAACTTAAAGCACCAGTTAACGAACCACCAGTAAGATTTAATTTCTTATCTAACCCAGCGGTTAACGCTGCTTCTGTTACCATCCCACCAACAGCACTAGCCACCAAATAACGAGCGTCGGACTCGGTTTTGTTGTAATAGTTTTTGAAACTGGTTTCAATCTGGGTTTTCGTATAATACGGGGTAAACAGTGCATCAGTTTGGGTTTTAGTATAATACGGTGTAAACAGTGCATCAGTTTGCGCTTTGGTGTAATAACCTGCGTCGATCTGAGTTTTCGTATAATACGGGTTAAAGAGTGCATCAGTTTGAGCTTTCGTATAATAACGAGTATCAGATTCAGTTTTCTTGTAATACAGAGCTAAACTTGTATCAATCTGGCTTTTTGAATAATACAGGTTAGCGATTTCAGCCGGGGTAGAATAAACAACGTCTAAAAGTTTAGCGTTAATTTTACCCGTTGAACCGTTAATAACTACTTCGTCTTTGGAGTTTACCAGGTCAGAAGCAACTTTAACGTCTTTCGTTTTATGGTTGCCTGCCGCAGTACCGGTATTAGCACCCAGAATCAGGGAACCAGTTGTACTGTTAGCCGAAATGGTAAAATCACCGTTTGCAGCGGTAGCTGACATCGTAAGGTTGGTTGCGGTGAATACTTTCGCCGCTGTTCCGTTCAGGTTTAACTGACCGTTAGCAATACGAACCTGATAACTGGACGACTGAGGAACAAGATCAAGATGGTTCGTACCTTGAACATAGCTTGTAACCGTGTTCGATGCGTTCTTAAAGTTGATGCGCGGGGTGCTTACATCACCCGGAGTCAGATCAATCTTGTATACGCCACCAGTAACCGTTAGCGGGGCGCTAAAGTCACCCGTACCCTGTACAGACAGATCACCCGTTAAAACGCCACCAGTGAGCGCCAGAGCGCCAATTACTGCCGGGGTAGGAATGTTGCGAGGGGAGTAAACCCGTTGACCAGCTTCCTGTACCTGTGAGGTTCCGTTAAAGATACCCGTTGATACCGTTGCCAGAGTACCGTTATGAACCATAGACAACAGATCAACCGCCTGATCGTTAGCGTTTGAACCCTGGATCTTATGGGTAGCTGTTGCGACGTTCCCAACACCAGGTAAGCGACGGAATCGAAAGTTAGCCGCGTGTACTTCTGGGGCGCGAAGGTTCCCGGTCATATGGTTTGAACCATCTACCGCTACAGCGTTGATCGCTGCCGGGGTTGGCTTTTCTTCGCTGGTGTAAACGGTAGCCCATCCGTTAGTGACACCGTTGGCCAGGTTACGGACACGGATCAGCGGTTTGCCGTTAGCGTTAACAGCCATCTGCCAGCCCTGGGTTTCGTTCCCCTGTAGCGCCAACATTGCGGTATCAACACCGAACGGGTTAGTTACTGACGTACCCTGTAACTGTACGAACCTGTTACCGGAAAGGGCGTTAACATCCACAATACCCGGATAATCAACAGTACCCGCGCCAATACCGTAAGCGCCTGTATAGAGGGGTTCACCGATTTTAGCGACACCTTCTAAAAGGATTTCTTGAGGAGCCAGCCCGTATTTAGTCATCACGACCTGATCTTGATCGCCTGATGTACGTTCTGAAATTACGTTAGCGTTGAAGATACGGAAGTAACCTGTTTTCGCGCTGCTTTCGACTCCATCCATAACGTAAAAAATACGGAAACGGAGCTGGTTCTTGTTTTTGATAGCATCGGACAACATCTGTTGAACCGGATCACCGATCACTTTGTTAACTACCAGTTCAGTTTCACCCAGTGAAGTACCGCCAGCTAAAACGGATTCTGAGTCACTATCAAAAGTACCAAATCTACGGATCTCTCTGGATTCGCTTAATTCAGGCATTGCCGCTAAATTATCGATTACTTGAAAATCAGGGGCATCGAAATTTGGGGTATCAGTAATAATATTCGAAACAGAAACAATAATATGATTACCTACAAAAATATCTGTAGGCACATTTAAATTTTGAAAATCTGCCATGTGTTAATCTCGTCTGTAAATGTAATCAAGGTCAAATGTAAGCCCCGCGACAATGTGACCTTTTGACGCTTCATCCAGATAAGATGTGATAGCGTTGGTTGGTGTAACGGCGGTTACTTTAAAGGGGATAGCGTTTCTAAAATCGCTGGGTTTCAGGTTTAGCAATTGCAAAATTGCGTCGTGTACCTGTTTTTCTTTGTTCATTGAAAAAGCAATAACTTCAAACGTTACTGTTGCTTTCAATGCTGAACTATTTAGATCGATCTTTTGGTAGGTTTCGTAAGTAGACTCGATTACTACTTGAACGTCTTCTGTTATTTCCACAGTGAAAGCGGGTACAAGGTTGAATCCCAATTCATCCGTAATGATGTCTTCTAATCTTCGCTTTAATGCTAATCGTGGTAATTGATCAGTCATAGTCACGGTATCCTTTATTTTTAGTTGTTAGCAGGCAGTCAACCAAACCGGAAAGATCATCAACAACATTCGAAACACGATATTGTTTATTTTCGTATGTGATAACGTCGTTTGGGGTCAACGTTCCTTTTTCGACCGTAATCATTAACGTACTAGTTGCCTGTACTCCTTCTTTAATTGGAGTCTGGTCAATAATTCCCAAAACAGGATCGCCGTTTTCTTTCGGGTAATATTCGCCTAATGACAATAATGATTTAATCTGTTGCTTATTAAATTTAATGTGCATGATTAATCCTCGTTTATTGCATTATTTAGGCAATAAAAAACCCCGGCTATTAACCGGGGTTGATTTAAAAAAGGATTATTTGGTGATTGTGCCTTTTTTCAGGTTCACCAGAGAGCCGTCCTGACCAGTAACAGCCCAATCCAGATCCGCGAACACACGCAGACACACGCCACCGTTTCGAGCTTCGGTATATGGATCCACATCCAGAGACAGGCCAGCCCATTCACCGATGGTGATGCCGGAGAAGTCACCCGCGATCATGTGAGCGCCGTCAAAGATACCGCTTGATGCAATCGGACGACCGCACAGCAAGTTATCATCACCAACCAGATAGATACCCAGGCTGTTAGCGTCTTTCAGGATGCCTTTCAGTTCTGCCAGGGTTGCGCCTTTCATAGCGAAGCTGATAGCGGATTCTGGTACACCACGGTCAACCATCGCCGCGATAGTTGCGAGGAAGTTCTTATAATCCCAGTTAGCAGTACCGGTTTTCAGATCAGAAATCTGAGTGATCAGGGATTTCGGAGCGTTAGCCAGATCGGTAGCACCGAACATAGCTTTTTCCAGAGCGATAGCGGAGTTACGAACCAGATCAGAAGCAATACGCGCCTGAATACCTGGGGTAGTCAGCAGGGTACGACGGTTGATTACGGTTTCACCACCGAAGGTTTTCGGGGTCAGAGAAACGTTATCATATGCACCTTTACCGCCTGGAACGTCTTCACCTTCCGCGATGAAACCGAAGCTATCAACAGCGGTTGATTTCTGACGTGGAACCAGTACGGAACGATCCTGTAGCCCGGTCAGGGTCTGAACACCCAGTTTACCGATCAGAGATTGCTGCATCAGGAGTTCCACAAAGGAATCCATACGCATATCATCGACCTGAATTTTATCAGCGCTTGCGGAAGTCTGAGCGTATGACGGAGCCGCACGGAGCGCACTTACCGGAATATGGATAGCAGAAGCAGAACGACCTGCGCCACGGGCTTTACGTTCGCCTTCCTGATGGTATTCGAGTTCAGCACCAGTCAGAGGAGTACCTTCCACGCGGGAGCGAATTGCTTTACCCAGATCGAAGCGCTGTTCCAGAGTTTTGATGGTATCTTTTTTAATTGTCATTACATTGCGTACCTTATTTTTTTTGATGGAACGTTTTCCGCGTTCTTCGATAATTTCCATTACGGCTTCCGCAACTGCGGCAATATCGACGGCTTCAACAACTTGTTCGTCTACTTCGTCGCGTTCTTCTTCGGTAATTTCGGCTTCAACTTCCTCAACTACTTCTTCAATTTCTTCTTCTGCGTTTTCCAGCAGTTCAATTTCGTCTTCGGTCTGACGTTTCTGGCGTTTGGTCATAGTTTTAATCTCTTGTTTGATTGATTCGGGCGAATTGCCTCGTTTGAATATATTTAGGGAGCCATTTGCGGAACGGACTAAAAATGCATTCGGGTCGGCGGGTACTGTTACGAAAGAAATTTCGTTAACACTCCATCGATCAACCAGAATCAATTTGTTTTCGTCGTCAATTGAATAAGAATCGAGTGAATACCCGAAACTAATATTTGAAATGGTTCCTTCGCGAACTTTGGCAGCGATTTCATTTGCCAAATTCCCGACTTTAGAAAATCTTACTTTTGCGTAACCTGCTTTTTCATCAATATCGATAAACGCAGAACCCGGAACAATTATCCCTAAGTGCTGATCGTAATCGTGGTTGAATAAAAGACTTGCTACGCCATCATTGAGGCGCGATAAATCAGCGTTATCCTGGGAACCGTGTAAAAGAACTTCACCGTATACAGCGGGGTCGCCGTATTGGTCGTATATTTCGCGGGGTACTGGATATTCTGAACTGAAACGGACTTTGAAAATTAATTCACCTGTTTCGTTGTCCGTTTCAACCTGTAGATCTCGCGCCGCAATATTTAAATTACGGCGTAATTTCATTTTTAATCCTCTTGCGGATTTTCCTGATTGGTACTGTTATTTAGAGAGGTTTTTTCAGCGGGTTTAAAATCATCTTCGGCAATTGCTAAATCTACCTTATCTGGATCCAGCCCCATTTCCTCGATTACCTGACGGCGTGAAACAAGTCCGTTTTCAATCATCAGGATTTTGGATTTGATTTCTTTTTCGGGGTCAACGTTTTTAACTTCTGGTTTAATCCAGGTCGTATCAAACATCGCTTTGTTTACCGGAACTTCTGCAATTTTTTCATCAACAAGATTCTGTAGGAATTCACGGTATACACGGGTAAGAACGGTATTGATTAAACGGCGCTGTAAGGCGCGGTAGCGGGATTGTTGCATCAAGTCACCGAATCGGGCGCTTGAATAGTTAACCCCGGTGATATCGCCTGTAAGAGCCTGTTTAAAGCAACCCAGCCCCATAGCGATCACAGACTCAATTTTATTAACCCATCCGGTAAATTCTTGCGCCTGGGTATTAGCCTGAACCGATTTGATGTCCTGACCAGGATTAAGAAGGTTGATGGTTCCCGGCGAATATTCCGCGATTAGCTCTTTATCTTCTTCATCATCTTCAAGAAGATCGTTTGATTTATCCTGAGTGATAAACGCCATTGAACTAGCAGCTACACGCGCTTGAATAATCGAGGTGTGAACGTATGCATCAAGTTGGGAAACGGTTTTAATCACTGGAACGAAATCAGAAATACCGCGTAACTGGTCGATTTGTTTCGGTTCAAAATAGTGGATCACTTCTTCCGCGTCGTATTCAACGTAATCGTAAGTTTCCGTTTGGGTCATGAGGTCAACCCTTTTAAACCAGTAACTTAACGGCTTCATGGTGCGTTCGTCGTAGGTGATGCCCGATTTAATTACGCGGTTATCGTCTAAACGGGCATCATGGGTGATGTCGCAACGGTTAGCCGGGATCATTTCGAGTTTTAGATCGCCGTCTTCACGGTGCATGATAATGAATACTTCACCGTCGATAATTCGTTGCCGTTCGACCAGTTGACAGAATTCATAGAAATCAAATTGACCGTTGAGTGATACACGTTCTTTATTTTCTGACCAACGATAAAAAAGCTTATCCAGCATCAGGTTGGTTCGTTTATCGAGTTCGCCTGTAGGTAGGGTCATTTGTGTACGAGGAAATAAGCCAGTACCAACAACGTTATCGACGGTCATTTGTGCGTACCTGGCACCGAACGGGTTTTCCATTGCCAGATTTCGACAAACATCAATTAACCGCTGGTGTGCGGAACGAATCTGTTTGTTAATGTTGCCTTGAAACACTCCCCGGTTTTCATCTAATCGATCACCGATACTTTCAGATAAACCCATTGAACGAGTGTTTAAATTTTCTTCAAATTTGCGAACATCTGAATCAATGATCGCTTTCTTTTTCCAAAATAGATGGCGGTTTCGTGGTTCTTGTTTTGCCTGTTTTCGTTTAAACAGGTTTTTAAAATTCCATCCCATGTTTAACCCCTGTTTAATTTAAGTTTGATTTGTTTGAATGGTGCTTTACCTTTTTTACGATTTTCTTTTTGAATTGCCGCGTTAAGCTGTGAGCGCAAAGAATCGCCTAAAAGAACTAATTCGTTCAGGGAGGTGTAAACCAGTGTTTTGTTGTTAATGGATAGGCTTTGTAATGCACCGTTATCATCGTTTAATTTTGCTTCGATGACTTTATCAACGGCGTTTATTTGCCTGCGTAGAGTATCGATACGGCTTTCTGGTGCGAATACACTTAGAACACGGATAGGCTGTAATGAACGAAGTACACCGTTATGGTTGAAGATTACAATGGTGTATGAACCTAGTGGGAATTTATCGGTGTGTTGTAATACTGGGTTGTCGATTGCTGCGACGGTTTCGAAAAATATTTCTTGGTCGTTGCCAATCTGGATTTTATCGCCCTGGACGCATTCGACAGGCAATAATTGTCCTTGCCTTAAAATGATTTCTTCTAATTGTTGCATGGTAAAAACCCCATAATGTTATATGGGGTATTTATGGTGGATTTAAAAACCGGATATCCAACCGGATTTTTTACGGGGTCTTGAAACTGGTGATCTTCGCGTAGGTTTTGAGATAGGTCGAGATTCTTTCTGTACGGGGTTTTCAGCGGGGTTGTGTTCCGGGTGTACGTCTGGGTTGGTTTTATCGGTAACGGCATTCAGGCGTTGTTTAAACGCTTTCAGTTGTTCCCATTTAGCCGACTTTAAAACTAAAGCACGGGCGCATAATCCATACCCGAAACAGTCCAATCCTTCGTTTCGTTCTTTCCCTTTTTTGAGTGTCCATCGAACTGTATTACCAACCCGTTTCAATTCTTCGGATAGAACCTGTTCTGAATAATCATCAGGAACAGAACTTGAAATAACGAGTTTGGTTGGTGCATCGCCTTTTAAATTACGAGCGATCATTTCACGCGCAACAGTTTTAGCGTTGTTAACACCTAAAATATAAACTTCCTGACCGCCAACCTTTGAAACCTTCTGCGGGATCATCGGGGCATCGGCTGCGGAAGCACCTTTGATCGCGTGAAGTTTATTCCAGCGGTTACAGTTCGCGTACACCGTGGTTGTTGCTTTACCGTTTGAACTGTCCAGGTTAGCCCACAACATAGGAACTTTGTCACCGGATACCGTTCTGAAATCTGCCTTTAGAAAATTGATCAGTTCGGTGTAAGCGGGGGAGTCACGGCGTTCGCAATCAAAATCACCAAATGAACGATGATCCAAAACGTAAATTGTTTTCTCGGCAATCCCTAACAGGGTGTTTTCTAAACGGTCTTTCTGTTGGTCGCCACCAGCTACCAGGAATAGAACATCATCAGGAATATTCGTAACCGATACTGAATCAGATTTAAGTTTTTCGAGTTGGTCAATTTCGATGTCTGCGTTTAAGTCGTCATACGTTTCGCCCAGACAAGTGTTGTACCAGGTTCCCAATGAAAAACTGTTGTAAGCGTCTGCGTAATCCTGAACACACTGTTTAATCGTGCTTAACGGGCTGTACAGGCGACTTATATGAAAACCGATACTGTTAGCGCCTGGATTGCTTGCGATGAACTGTCCACCAGCTACCGCGCGTAAACGGTCGCCTTCTGTCCACGGTTGTGAACATTCCGAACAGCAGTATTTAGCACTAACGGGATCCGGGGTTTTTTTCCCTTCACGGTGAACCCATTCGAATTTCACGTTATCCCATTTCATGATCTGCTTATGCTGGCAATGAGGACAGCTAACCCAGAAAAACCGTTTATCCGATTGTTCGAAGTGCTTCGAAATAGCACCTTCTTTAGTGGTCGGGGTTGAGCTGAGGATCACCAAAGCTTCATCGCCAAAAGTGGTTGTTCGCTGTTCTGCCAGGAGTACCGGGTCGCCCTCGTCGGATTCTGCGGCTGCGTCGATTTCATCGAGTAAAGCGGTTGCAAGGGTTTTCCCACGAAGGTGTGAAGGGGAGGTTAACGACATCAGATAAAGGAACGTTCCATTACGTAGCTGGATCTGACTCATGTTGTTTACTGCGTCTCGGTCGTTCTTGTCCGTAACGAGTTCAGCGACGACAGGAGAAGCGGCGATAGCGGGTTTAACCTTACCCGCGATCCACTGGTTTAATTCGCGTGTGGTTGACTGTAGAGCGCCTATGTTGTGGCCTGAGTGAACCATCTTGTAAAACATCGTTGCGTTCAGCAGTGTGGTTTTTGCTACCTGTGCAGAAGTCTTGAATACAATCTTTTTCTTACCTTCGGTGATTGCATCAAGCATCTGTTTTTGAAAACTGAACAACCGCATTTTTTGCCCTGCATTGGGGCCATCGGTAAGAATTAGATTTTGTTCAGCCCAATCACTCGGATTTAATACAGGAGGCGGGATCATAAACCCCGAACCTTTTTCGAAAATTAGTTTTAGTTTGTCGATATTCTTCATCGTATTACCTCTGAATTATTTATCAGAGGCGGATCCGTTCAGGTGTTCGCGGTATTTCTTCTTGAAGATATCAATCAATTGTTCCCGGCTATAAGTTCGGTCTACGTCTGCGCCAACGGAAAGGAGTTCTTTGATCATTTTTTCTTTGGTGAATTTGGCGAACTTCTTAGATTGGTCATTAACATAGTTCTGGTGAATGGGGTTGTTCGAATGATCCTCGCGCCAATATCGGGAAAGTTGTTCGAGTACATCAGCGAAATCAACTTTGTTCCGGTATCCGGCGCGGTACATGATGTTTAGACATCTACCCTCGAACGTATTGCAAGAAGCGCACAGCAGCCCCCGAACGTTCCCGGTGAAGTGGTTATGATCCAAACAAGCCTTGTTCACAGATTCGAGCGGTAGGCGGCATATGGCGCATTTACCTTGCTGGTCGGTGAATAGCTTCTGTTTGAAATCGAGTGCAGTTTTTTGGGTGAGTACAGCCATCAGGAAATTTCCTCTTTGTGATGGCTGTATTTAGGATCAGAGTTTTGGTGTGGTAATCACGACGGAGTTGTCAACGTATCTAGATTTTGCTTCTGCTTCGGTTATCTTCATATAAGCACCCAGTTGCTGGAGGTCAACAGAGGGAGATCTTTCTAATAATTTCAAAAAAACATCTGAATTGTTTTTATAACCTCTGAGTATGACATAGTTCTTTAGATATTTTTTATTCAATATTCCGTTTGTTTGTAGAGGGAAGTTGATCATAAAATCATTCAAAGTTTCCAACAAATCATCAATCATAGTTATAAGGTTTTCAGTCAAGTCAATATATTTTATTTTTGTGGTTTCATCTAATAAGTTATATGCATCTTCAACGCTTACTTCACCTTTAGCACCTGAACCTGAAATAAGTGGCGCTAACTGCCGATGTATTTCATTAACAAGTTCGTTCCTAATATTTAAAATATTAACAAGCAAATTGAAATTATTGAATGTTGATACGTAGGATGCAAAATCCAGCCATGGATTTTTTACAATGTCAGTATTTTTTGTATAGATCAACTGCGCAAGTTCATTAGTCGGGATCCTAACAGGTTCTAAGTTGGACGGCATCGATGGAATACTTAAGGCACGTTCAATAGGATTTGAACCCAGTTTTACAAAGTAGTTTTTCTTTGTGGCAATTAGATTACCCTGCATAGTTTGCATTTTAAGGACAATTGAGTTCAAAGTATCTGCTTTCATCCGTTCATTCTTCGCAGCCTCCTGAAACTGATAACCCCGGATCGCTATAAAATATGCCGTGATAGCTGAAAGTATGACCACGAAAACAGGCATAATGTAATCTTTGAAAACATTCGGTTGGCTGGCTTGGTTTACAACATCCGTTAACTGGTTTATCGCAATTACGATAGAGAAAGGGTCAAATGGCTTCATGATGGTGTCCTTAGTTGGCTACCTCGATTTTATCCTTACGCTGTTCTCCGCACCAGTGTTAGCATTAAACACCCTCCCGGCTGGTTTTGGGGTTTGTGGTTTGTTTGTTCCGGCTGGGAGGGGTTGAAAGGATATGCATATAATATGATTACTTATTCATACCCAGAATTCAAAAAGTTACTTTAGAAGGCTGGGAACCCGCATTCCTTCGTTAAAAAAGTTACTTTAGAAGGCTGGAGAGGCCCGGTATGACTGGGTTTGTTCTCTATAATATATAAGTAATTCCCTGAATATAACTATTCATAGAATGAATAATAAAAAAGAAAGATCACGGTGCGAAGCACCGACCGCGAAGCGGCAACGTAATACTACGTAATCTATGAAGTGATCTAAATTTAAATACTTCGAAGTGATCAAGGTAGTGAGTTTACGTATTGATTAGTAGTTAAAGGTTAGCATCTGCGGCTTCGCCTTGATGCCCTCGCTACGCTCGTGATCTCGAAGTGATATGTTCTTTGAATGGATCTAAGTAAACCGTTCAAATGATGTGTGTGGTTAAACCTTTTCATAATTCATTTCAAGTTTTTGAGTAAAAATAAATTTGCAAGTTTTTTCTCATTTAGATTTGATTTCTATTTTCTAGCCTGTAAGATTATTTTCATCGATACGGAGTTACTAAATAGTATCGAGATTAAAACTTAGATACCAGTAAGGTGAGATCACCACTTCCCCGATCTAATTACTGAACTGTTGATGATAGACAGTTAATAATTTCTACTCAAAGTAGTTAAATAATATTCGAACTGTTTATATATACAGTGTGTTTCGTGCAAAATATAAACATCGCTTTAGCTATTCGTGCTATATAATTTATTTTCGGTTCGATTGATTATTATTTGAACTGGATTTAGAAAAGTCCTCCATAAATACATGTACGAAAGAAAATAATATGGCCTGCGGCCTTTTTTTATAAACTAATTAATAATTGGAAAATTTATATGAAAGTTAATCTTGCTCTACTTAAAAAGATTTTACCTGAATACGTAACAGCATCACCAAAAGAGAAAGCGGAAATTTTGAAACGTCACAATATTGCGCGTAGCACTCTTTATGCTGCAATGGAACGTTACGACCTAAAATTTAAAAAATCCGTTAGCTTCTGATGTAAAAAAGCCCTAGCGGTTAGGCCAGGGCAATGAGTAGTAAACCTTGTGAGATATATATTATGAAAACAGTAAACTTCAATCTTATTTATAAGGGTTCAAACCATGAACAAATTAAACTTAGTAGTAAACAACGACAACTTCTTTAAACTGACTGGCGAAGTAAACGTTAGCGGTTCAGCTTTTATCGGTAAAGAATTTAAAGGACAGAAGGTGATGACAGTAGAAGATTTAATGACTGTCACCGAAATGGAAAAAGAATCGATCAAGAAAGTTATTCAGCGTATTAAAGATTGCATGGTATGCGGTGAAGATTATATTAAAGTTGATGGCGATGAACTTAAAAAAGTTAAGGAAATCAGTGATTTCAACCAGGGGACAAGTTGTCCCTTGGTTATCCCAGCAAGAACAGCACATTTGTTGTTCTTCACCCGCAACGGTTTAGACCAGATTACCCAAAAGGTAGACGGCGGGAAATATTTGTGGGATGCCTTAAAACGGGAATACTTCGACTATACCGGACAGCCAGTTTTCAAAGTTCCCCAGACCTTCGCAGAAGCGCTAATGATTGCAGCCCAAACAGAAGCAGAACGCGAACGGTTAGCGCTTGAGAACAAAGAAAAAGAACAGTTGCTAATCCAACAGGAAACAGAACACGAAACCTTTATGGATATGTTCTTTGATGAAGATAAAGCCATCAAGATTAGAACGTTCGCAAAAATTACCGGAGTATTCGGTGAAAAACAAATGTTCGAGTACCTGCGTAATTCCGGCGTGATGATGCACAGTAACGGGAACGAACCATATCAGCAATATATGAAACATTTCTTGATTCGAGGTGTACGCAATACACCACTGTTGAAGTGTTCAAGTGCAAAATGGTTATTAACCCGAATGGTTAAAGATAATCTAATTTCAGCATCTAAAAAAGAATGGTGCATCGAAGAGATCAAAGCGAAATATTCAAACGATCTTGATGCCGCATTAGCCGCCGCGATGTAAAAACAAAAAGCCCCTGCGTCAACAGGGGCTTCATGAGGAAAATATAATGTCAAAACAACTTACTAACTGATAGTGGTATTACGAGTACCACTAATAATTACAACAAAGGTATTCGAATGAAATTCAACTTACGTATTAAAGACGGTCACAGCTACTACAACGACCGCCCTTGTTACTATTATATCAATAGTACAAATAAGGATTCAATTGAACAGGTAACTTCTTTATCACCTGTATGTATTTATGGCGAGTCTTTCAAAGAAGTAAAAAAGAACATCCGTACTGAATATAAGAAAGAAAACAACCCGCAATTAGAAATGACCGGAGCATTAAAGAAACGTTTCACCCTGATTGAACAGAAGATCAACGAAGAACTGATGATGTCAGGAGAATCAATCTACCGCGTTTATTTCCACTTCAATAACGCAATGAGTAAACCAATGGTGATCGTGTGTTTAGGAGTCCATACAGGCGCAATGACAGGCCTTGAACAGGGTAGGGTAATCATCAGTGGGCTGGATACCGTAATTGAAGAGAACCACTTCGTTCATGGTAATCGTTGCGATTACTACCAGGGCCAATGGAATTATCACAGAAGTAATAACGACAAATATTTTATTAACATTGATTGCACCCGCCGTCAGGACGAGAAACCGTTAGCGTACCGGGGCAAATAAGAGACAAATTATGAATACAAACGAACAAAAATCACTTCGTGGTCACGCTGGTAAAAAACGTAAACAGGAACGTGCCAGAGAGCTGATCGGAACCCGGTACGACTCAAAGGATGGACAGTTTGAGATCGTGGCTTATGAGGGCAATACGTGCGTTACAATCCGGTTTATCGATACCGGGTATGAAACAGTAGTAAGCCTGTACAGCATCAACAAAGGGCAGGTACACGACCGTTACCGCCCGGCGATATGCGGAATAGGGTACATCGATGACCGTTTCCCTGTTGAACCGAAGATCCGCCAGAAAGCGTACATGATGTGGCACGCAATGCTAAAGCGTTGTACCGATCCAGACAATCACAACTATAACGACGTAACCGTAGATCCCCGGTGGCATAGCTTCAAAAACTTCTTCGAGGATATCCAGCAATTAGAAGGGTACGACCGCTGGTTAACCGAACGGTACATTGCCCTGGATAAAGACATCAAAGTTAAAGGGAACCGTGTATACGCTAAAGAATTCTGTAAGTTCGTAACCGTAGGGGAAAACGCAATTGACGCTATAGCCCGTAAGATGGAGAAGCAATGGAACGAGAAACAACTCAAGCGTAAGCAGAACCAGGTTTCGACTGAATCAACAGGGTCAGTACAATGGTAATAAAAAAGCCCCTACGGTTAAGCAGGGGCTAAAGGTAAGAGATGTCTAAGGCTCTTATTAAACTGATTCGGTTACTTCTTCGAATTCGGGTTCAGGGGCTTTCGCCTGCATCTGGTTTAGCTGTTCAGCGTACTGGTTAGCCAGGTTCAGATAATACTGCTTGGTTGCATTAGCACGGGCAAGCATTGAAACAAGGTTATTGTTGTCCATTTCCATCTGGTTAATAGTTGCCTGGTACTGCTGGATCTGCTGTTGGATTTCTTGATTCATTGTTTTCTCTCTGAGATAAAATTAAATTAGGGAAGGAAATTGTTTTCCTGATGCATCTATTTATACGTTGAAAAATTCGGGTTGTTCGTTATCTGATTCTGAATCTTCAAATGAACCTTCGTTAATATCCACTGGATCAAGTCCATCATCAGAACTAAGGATATCGATATCACTAATATCAGAACTAACGCTTTCATTACTTGTAGTAAAGTCGGTATGTCCATCTTCGGTATCCTCGGAATGTTGAGTAATTAGGGGATCATTTAAAAATTCGGCTTCTTTCATTGCCTGTCCGATTTCTGTTAATCGTTCAGTAATGATTTCGGTTAACTCTTTCTTGAGTGTTCTGGTATCGGTAGCGGCTTCTAACAGTTGTTGGGTTTGCGTATTCGGGATCTGGAGCATACTGGTACGAACCATCGAACTGAACTTAGATATGCTCGATTCGACCAGTTGAACAGGGATTAACGTTCCGGCTGTTTCCCGCGCTTTCATTTCCATAATTTGGGCTTCTGCGTTAAGTCTGCGTAGCTTCGCCAGATCCATCAGTTCCTTGTTATCGACTTCGCGTAACGGGGTAATTATGTTCTTAACCACCCACAGAGTAATTTCAGGTTCACGGAACCGTCGCTTGTCAGAACACCAGCATGAATCCGCGCCCCGTTCCATCCAGTTCGTTACCGATTTAAGGTCGAACCCGTACCGCTTCGCCAGTTGGGATTTTGTCGTATATTCCACGTAATTTTCTCTCTATATTTTACGTAACTTTGTACGGTTATTTATAACGAAAATATTTTAGGAAATTCTGAACAATCGAAACAAATGTAAACCTGATGTTATATTATCGAAGAAGTTTTTGATCCGGGTGATAGGTTTCACCGATAGGACAGGACTCATTCTAAAAAGATATACGTGTTAAAAACAACGCGGTTTCGAAATTACGCAGTTTTCAATCGGTCGGGAAGTACCTTTTCAGTCGAAGTAGTACACAAACAAATCTGTTTTGAAATTCTTATTTGCGTAGTATAATTAGACAGTTCTAAATTGGGGTTAGCAAATTGAAAGAAGAAAATCCAAAATTCGTTTACAAATATCGTCCGATTGAAAATTTATCAGATTTAAAAAGTGATTATTATCTCGATGCACTTTTTAATAATTACGCAGTTTTTTCTAGTCGAAAAAACTTTAATGATCTTTTCGATTCGAAGATAGATTTCATAAATCCCTCTCCAAAAGAGGTGAAAGAATATATTAATACATTACCAAAATCAAAACGGTCGCAAGCGTTAACACATCTTAATAAAGGTAAGTTCACTCCCGAAGGTGAAGTTTTCCTCGCAGATGTTAAAAAACGCTTCAATGAAAAAGTTGATACCTATGCCTTTATGTCTTTATCAGCGATACCTGATAGTAATTTAATGTGGTCACACTATGCTAAGTCTCATACCGGATTTTGCATTGAATATAGAACTGAATATGTAACGGCTAGAAAAGTAACATATTCCTCAGACTTACCAACTATTAACCTTATTGATTTTTATAAAGAGTACCATGAACCATTCATAGATAAAAATTTAGGCGATAGGATATTAGATGCTCTGCTTTGTAAATTAAAAGAATGGGAGTATGAATGCGAATATCGTTTTATTGCGGGTATGCGCCTAGCATCTCTGTATCAAACAGAGAAGTTCACAAAAGTCCCATATGAGTCAAATTTTATCGAGTCAATTATTTTTGGTTGTAGAATGGAGGATTCAATTAAAAAATTCATCATCGAAAACATGCCTGCTGATACAAAATTCAAACAGGCCATAGTAGGTAAAAGCTCTATTAAAATAGTAGATTATAACGATAGATAGCCCCGCCTGAGCGGGGTTCGTCTAGTACAACGGGCTTCAAGCCGTTGTCGGCATTACCCAAAGGTACAACTGCCAAAAACCAACAATTAAGGTGATTATAGTTCCAATCAAACCTACACCTTTTGCTGCTCTAGTATCAAACAGTTTATCCAGCTTTACGCCAAAACCTCTAGAGGCTGTATTAAGCTTACCGCTAATAAATTTACCCATTGTCGAACTGAAGAAGCCAACCTTTAACAGCGTGGAGGTATGCATACGCATATACTCTTTATTCTCAAAAGCTTCGACTTCTTCCTTACCATTTAAAAAGTCTCTATGCTTTCCGCCATTTAGCTCCATCAGTGACATCATCTTTGGATGCTTAGCGTAATCAGAACCATATCGGTCAGCTATCAAATCATTCAAATTCAACCTACGTTCAACATCGATAACATAAGCATCGTTACCACCTAACACGCGGTAACGGTGTTCCAAATGTTCAAATCCATAAGTCAAATTTCGCATGTTCCAGTGAACCCAGAACTTGTCACGACGATCTCGAATAAATTTGTAGAATTTAGTCAGTAGCTCAAGTTCGACTTCATCGAATCTTTGCAAAACATCATCACGCGGTATGTGCATCTCTTCTGATATTGAATGCGTTGAAAAGCTAACTGACTGTCCACTGCTGTAATGATTTATGGCTATAGATGTGATCCTGGGAGACAACGTGGCGTTGTCATCGTTAAGATTTTGGCATGAGTAATGAATAATATAAAAATTCTCTGGATTCTTCTTAACGGCTTTGATGAACTGGCTACTATCAGCAATACTCACTTATCACCTCTAACTTTTTGAAAACATATAATTATCATTTTTGCAAAGTAAGTATATCTACACTCTAGGCTATTTTAGATTAAATATGCGAAATAGCATTGGTTGTCAACTACTAATGTTGGTTAGATCTATACACGGCTTCGTTCTTTGTTGATTACTTTTATATCTAATCCAATAAAAAAGCCCCCGTTAGGAGGCTTCTGGTAGTCGGTCGGTTATTCGGTTAACTTGTCGATTATCGTCGGTTCGTGTTTGGTACGTTCCTGGTGTTCTTTGAGGAACTTCTCACGGTCGATCATGATTTCGATATGAGAGTGCATCACTAAACCTTCGGACTCTAACAACTGTTCGTTGGTCACGGTAGTTGAATCAACGTACACCCGGCCTTTAGTCCACGCGGTATCTTTTTTGATAACGAGCTTTTGTGTACGTTCATCCCGGTACGTTACGAAAACATAATTGTGCGCTGGGTCTATTCTCGCACAGTCGATCCGTTTGATTACCGTCTTGATACTCGCCCGGATCTCTAATCGGTCTGGGTTCTGAGTATCGTTGATATCTAGCTTCTTGAACCTATCCCATCCGGCGGTGTTCATTCTGACCATTTGATCATCGTGAATCTGTTTCTGTTTGAGGTAATCAGCTTTCTGGGTTTCCAGTTGGTCGATGGTTTCAGTTAGCTTGTTGATCATCTGGGCTGATTTCGCAGAACCGATAGCAACCATGTAGTTCTGGATCTGTTCATCGATTTCAGCGATCAGGTGTTCAACGCCTGACTGTACCGGGGAGGATTCAACGAACACCCGATCCGCTAACAACTGCAACAGGGCGATTTCTAAAGTGCTTGCCCTGAATCCCCATTTATTACAATCCCGGTGTGAATCCCTCGATGAACAAACGTACCTGTACGCATAAGGATGGTTCTTCAACGTGGATTTCTGCTTGAACATGTGACAACCGCAATGTTTGCAGTACAGAATCCCGATACCCGATAACAAAGGGATCTCTGGGTTCTTCTCTCTAAGCGGGGCGAATGACTTGTTTCCGATCTGGAACTTCAACCGCTCGTATTCGTCCTTTGTCACAATAGCCGGGTAGTAGTCATCAAGGGTGAACGTTTCACCGTTAACGTTTATCACCTTCTGGCCGTGGATCGCTGGCTCGATGATCCTTGATGGGTGTTGCATGTTCCACTTACCGCGTGAACGTCCTTCGTTCGGGGCAGGGTGATTCTCCTGGAGGTACGCAAGGATCAACCGGTTCGAATAACCTTTCTGTTTCAGTTCGATCAGCTTCTGCGCGATAGGGTAGTAAACCGGGTGAGGTTTAACGAACCCAGACGACGAATCAATCCACCATTTATCCTGACCTAGTTCCTTAATCGCTACGACCGGATCCCCTGGTTGCCGCTGCTGGTGGCGTTTAATCTTGCTCAACGCACTAGCAACAGTTCGGTGTGATTTAGTTGCGGATTCCTCGTTTGCCCTGCTGAACAGCATCACCGAAAACATCAACTGTTGCAGGGTATCGTTGTTTACATCGGATTCTTTGTAAATCTGGTTATCAATACCAGTGATAACAACGATCCCTTTGAGCAATAGGCTAGTGAACATGTTAACCGCTCTCATTGCGTTAGCACGGGAGAAACGGTCTAAGGATTCGATCAACAGGTACGAACCACGGGGAATTTTCCCGGAATCAACATGCTGGATGAATTCGGATAAAGCCCCTTCGGTTGCGTTCTTCCCTTTGAAAGCTGATACGCCGAAATCTTGATATTCTTCGAAAATTTCAAGATTGTGTTCCAGTGCTATCTTTTTAACCAACTGGTCGATGTTCGATTTCTGACGTTCAACCGATTGCCCTTTTGCCTGCCGTTCCGAACTGAATCGGACGTAACTATATAATCGTGGTTTTTGCATAATTAAACCTACCGAATCAGAAAAGGGGTTATCATTAACCCCTCTGATAATCAAATCCCGATCAATTCACCCGCGTCGATATCAACGGTTTCTTCTGGATATTTTCGCTGTAATGCATTAAACAATTCAATCGAAATATAAGGATTCATACCAACCGAAACCATTGCATCGTTTCCATAACTCGCGTGTTGCGGGATCATTCGTGCATGAGTAGACCCGATCACTTTCTCGTTAAACTTGAAATCTTTCAGGGTTGAACTCGTTCCGATATCCAGTAACACCGAACCAAAAGTTTTACGCGAAACCTTCATAGCCTGGCGCATACGGTCGTTAACCCGGATCCAATCGTTATGACCTGCGAACACCCGATAAGCACCATTCACCCGGTTAGAATGTTCTAGGAGTAACGCTTGATACTCTTCGTTGATCTCCTTCACCATCTGGAACGTTCGAAGGATTGCCATTTTCACACGGTCGGAGTAGTTCGTAATAACGAACAT